TTCATCGGATGATTTTTTAGAATTGGCTGGAATTAAAGTTGGTGAATTAGATTTACTTGATGGTTCTCCTCCTTGTTCCGCGTTTTCGCTTTCTGGAAAACGAAATAAAGGTTGGACTGGTTATATGGAAGATACTACACATACAGAAATAGATTTTGATACGGGTACAGTAATACAAACCGGTGAAAAAAAAATAAAAGACGGAATTAAAAAATATTCAAATAAAACACAAGAAGGTATTGAAGATTTATTTTTAGAATATATACGTATTGCTAAAGGAATTCAACCAAAAGTTATTGTAGCAGAAAATGTAAAAGGAATAACTTTCGGAGAGTCAAAGAAGAAACTTTTGGAATTTATTAATGATTTTGAACGAATAGGTTATGAAGTTTCGTATCAAGTTTTGAATGCCGCTGATTTTGGAACACCTCAAGCAAGAGAAAGAACAATTTTTATATGTGTGAGAAAAGATGTTGCATCCAAAATTGGTCTTAATTTTATGAACATAAATGGCATTTTTCCTTCCAAAACAGTTTCAAAGCATGTTTCTATGAAGGAAGCATTTGAAGATATTGAAAATGATCCAGAAGAAGTAAAAATGCTTTTAGATTATGTTGAGGGATCATTTCAAAAGAAATTTTTAAGTTTTTTACCCTTTAATCCAGAAAAACCTCTTAAACCTTCAGATAAACAATTTCATAAATTTAATCCAAAGGGATCATGTTTTAATATGATTCGACCAGCACCAAATCTTCCTTCTCCGACTTTAACACAACAAGGTCAGAAAAAAGGATTATCTGGTGTTTTTCATTATGCTGAAAATAGAAAACCAACTATAGTAGAATTTAAACGGTTAATGGGAGTACCAGAAGATTTTATTTTGACTGGAGATTATGATCAACAGGCAGAAAGATTAGGTCGTATGGTGGCTCCAAAAATGATGACAGAAATTGCAAATAGTATATACATAAATGTACTAAAACCTTATAACAAAAAATAATTATGAAAGCTAATATCAAAAAACAAGTAGTCGATAAACTTACAAAATATAATATGAATTTTGCGGCCATGGATTGGGACCATAACTGGTTTTGTTATGAAAATAAACCAAACTGTGTTGATGATGCTTGGGATGTTAAAACCGGTCATTACATGCCATTGCACACTATTCCCACAAGCGGTTTTGATTGGAGAGATTCATTGGTCCAAATATAACCAAAAAATGTCTTGACACTATTTTCAGAATTTGATACCATATAAGTGAGGGTTGAGGAAAACAATCAAACAAACAGGATATCATATGAATGAAATACAGTCTACAAAATCTCTTTTAGCAAAACTTCTTGCTTCTGAGAACATTACTGTAGAACACGGAAATTATCAAACTGCATCATTTGATGTTAAAAATCGGGTCATTCGTCTACCAATTTTCAAGTATATGAGTGGTCCGATTTATGATTTGATGGTTCTCCATGAAGTTGGTCATGCACTCTGGACTCCTTTGAAAGGATTACATTCTGAAAAGAATCCGAAGGGTCCTGGATTCAAGTCTTATCTTAATGTGGTGGAAGATGCTAGAATTGAGAAAAAGATAAAAAGAAAGTATCCAGGTGGTTCAAAGCCGATGATTGAAGGCTATCGCCAACTTGTATCAGAGAATTTTTTTCAAACAAAAGATCGTGATCTGAGTACATTAAATTTGATTGATAGAATTAATTTACATTATAAAATCGGTGCATCTGCTGGTATTGAGTTTAATGAAATAGAAAGCCCTTTCATTACTGAAATTGATAATGCAGAGACTTTTGAAGAAATTTATGATATTACTGTAAGACTTTTTGAGTATTCAAAAGAAAATGAAAGTCAAACAGATTTTCAAGATTTTTCTGAGTTTGAATCTTCAATGTGTGAAGGTTTTGATGGTTGTGAAGAAATGCCTGAAGTAATGGGAGATTCTCCGCTTGAGTGGATGGAAGAAGATGAAGAGGAAGAAGGATCTTCTGAAGAAGAATCAGAAAATGCTTCTGCTGGAGGCGAAGGTGAAGAAGAGGATGGAAGTGGAGATAAAGGTGAAGAAGCGGGAGGTCAAATAACTTCTGGTCTTGAAGGTGGAGTATCGAATGATAAAGATTTTTCTCCACTAGATCCGAAAGCATTTACTGATGAAGCATGGCAAGAATCAGCAAAAGATTTAAATGAAGAATCTGAACGAATTTGGGACTATGTAACAATTCCAAAAGCAAATTTGGAGGAAATAATTGTTTCTCATAAGGAATTATATGGGATGACTCGTAAATATTTTTCAGATCCTAAGTTTCAGAATGAAGGTTATGAAAAAATGTTTTCTATTGCACAAACTATGGTGAAAGAATTCAAAAGTAAGAATTCAAAAACAGTAGATTATTTAGTCAAAGAATTTGAAATGAGAAAGAGGGCCGATGAATATAAAAGGACCAGCATTTCAAAAACTGGTTTGCTTGATATGTCTTCAATTCATTCTTACAAATATAATGATAATCTTTTCAAAAAAGTTGCAACTATTGCTTCTGGAAAAAATCATGGTCTTGTTTTATTCATAGACTGGTCTGGTTCTATGCATTCGAACCTTGCAGGTACTATTGATCAACTTTTGAATTTGGTTCTGTTTTGTAAAAAAGTAAATATTCCTTTTGAGGTGTACGCTTTTACTGATCGTAGTATTAGGACAATGAACAGAAACGGAGAAAAACTGACTTCACAAGAGGTACATGATGGAAGTGAAGAAAAACAAAGTGAAAGAGTTTTCTTTCAAAAAGAAAAACATATGATTTCTAATTCTACTTTGCATTTAATGAATCTTTTCAGTAGTTCAATGTCAACTTCAGAAATGAATTATGCTATGCAATCTATGGTGCAATTGAAGATGAAAAAATTTGATCCTGATTATTATTATGATTTTAGATATGCAATTCCATATCATTTTGAGTTGGGTGGGACTCCTCTTGATGCGGCAATTATTGCGGCATTAGAAGTAGTTCCTGAATTTCAAAAGAAAAACCGTGTACAAATTGTAAATGCAGTTTTTCTTACTGATGGTGAATCCCATACTAATACTCGATATTGGAAAGCTAATGAAGACGGTGAACTGGATAAAGAATATTTTGATAGTAGAGGAAGAGACACATATTATGTTGATCCTGTCACTAAAAAAACTTATAATTCCAGAGGTCGCCGAAGTGGAAGGTCTACTGCTACTTTTTATAAAATTTTAAAAGATCGATGTAATGTTAATATTCTGGGATTTTTCTTAACTGGAAGAAGATTTAAATACATAAGTCAGGATATTTCCTGGGGTACAAAGGATGCTCCAACTTCTGCTGAAATTTTAAAACTTTGGAAAAGAGAGAAGTCGTATGTTGCTTCAAATTATCTTGGTTATGATAAATTGTATTACATTAAAGATGGTGAAGATTTGAATGTTGGAAATGAAGATTTTGTTGTTAGTGAAGATGCTTCAAAAAGTCAATTGACTAAAGCATTTAAAAACTTTAATAAGAAAAAACTTACTAATAGAATTGTTTTGAAAAGTTTTGCAGAAATGGTCGCATGAATCATGACAATCGATAATCCTATATGGGACAATAAAAACAAAGAAATACAAAAAATACTAACAGAAAAATCTTTAACAGATTCCCAATTGCTTAAAGCAATGGAAACATCTGCCCATAAAGAAATAAATAGACTGCAAGAACATGCAAATCTTTTAGTAAAACAAGCAAAAGAAATCATGGACAGAGTACAATTAACAAAGAGAATTCATGAAAAAGTCAACATTTCATTTCGTATTGTAAAAGAAAGACATTACTTCTTATATGCAGATGATATGTTGTCTTTGATTTCTCCCGAAGAATGGAATAAGAAAGAATCAGCAATTACAGTAAAACAATTAGGGGATGGAACTTGGGAAGAAGTGAAAAAAATGGATTTAGACCAAGAAATGTCTTGACAAATAGGCGTGGATTTGAGATAATAGTAGTGAAAGGTGGAGGAAGTTCGCAAATGGTTTCCTTCTGGAAATGTTCTGGTGCCTGCAACGGTGTAATTTAGTGGCGGCGAATTTATTTCATCTTTCATTTTTTATTAATTATATTATGGAGAAAATATGAACGTGAATCAAAAGGCTCTTGTTCAAGCTGTTATTGATGCTGGTTATGAAGACGAAATTTCTCGTCCGGAATTGAAAGCAATTGGAAGACAACTTGGTGTGAGTACTGCATGGGTGCAGAAAAATGAGACATATAAAGTTGCTAGAGGTGTATATCGTATCCCTCAACTTGATGGTTCTATGAAAAGTGCATTAGCACAAACAGTTGTTAATGAAAATCCTGAAGAAAAAAAGGAATCTAAAGTGATTCCATTTCCCGTACAAACCGAATCATTTATTCCAGATAAAGATTCTCATTTTGTTAGATTTGGACATTGTAAAGATGTCGAACAGATTGTCAAATCGAGAATTTTTTATCCAACTTTTGTGACTGGTCTTTCTGGTAATGGTAAAACATTCATGGTTGAACAAGTTTGTGCAAAACTTAATCGTGAAATGTTTCGTGTTAACGTTACTATTGAAACTGATGAAGATGATTTGCTTGGTCACTATCTTTTGAAAGATGGGGAAACTGTTTGGCAAGATGGTCCAGTTATTCAAGCAATGAAACGAGGTGCTATTCTGCTTCTTGATGAAGTCGATCTTGCATCAAATAAAATTATGTGTTTGCAACCTGTTCTTGAAGGTAAAGGTATTTTCATTAAAAAGATAAATCAATGGATTCGTCCCGTTCGAGGTTTTAATGTTTTTGCTACTGCAAATACTAAAGGAAAAGGTTCTGATGATGGACGATTTATCGGAACAAATATTCTTAATGAAGCATTTCTTGAAAGATTTGCAATTACTATGGAACAAGATTATCCGAGTATTTCAGTTGAGAAAAAAATTCTCAATGCAGTTCTTGTTTCTCTTGGTTGTGAAAATGAAGAGTTTGTTGATAAACTTACAAACTGGGCGGACATTATTCGTAAAACATTTTACGATGGTGGTGTTGACGAAATTATTGCTACTCGCCGACTAGTTCATATTTGTAATGCATACGCTATTTTTGGTGATAAAATGAAATCAATTCAGATGTGTGTTAATCGTTTTGATGAAGAAACTAAATCTGCGTTTCTTGATTTATACAGCAAAGTTGATGCTGATGTTACTGTTCCTGGGGAAACCCCTGCTGAAGACGGAGAATCTACCCTTGAAGAAGAGAATACATCTAATGAAGAAGAGGATACAGAAACACCCTTTTAATTGACAGTCATAAATAGAGGATAGGGAATAAATTCTTATCCTCTATTACTGTATCATGGAGATATAATGCAAATTGAAATTAAAGTTGAAGAATTAAGAAAGAAAAAGATTTTTGTTGCAACACCAATGTATGCTGGGCAATGTGCGGGTATGTACACAAAGGCATGTATTGATCTAGCAACAATGTGTGCAAATTATGGAATAGAATGTAAGTTTTTTTTCATATTCAATGAATCTCTTATTACTAGAGCTAGAAATTATTTAGTTGATGAATTTCTTAGAGCAGAAGAATTTACTCATTTGATGTTTATTGATGCTGATATTCATTTTGATCCAAGAGACGTATTGTCTCTTGCCGCACTGTGTGACGATAAACACCCTATTATCGGTGGCCCCTATGGGAAAAAATGTATTGCGTGGGAAAAAATTGTGCAAGCAGTTGATGCTGGGGTGGCTGATAAAGATCCAAACGAATTGCAGAAATTCGTGGGCGATTTTGTATTTAATCCAGTTCAGGGAACCACTGAATTAAAGATAAACGAACCCGTAAAAGTTTTAGAAATTGGAACTGGATTTATGATGATTCAAAGAGAAGTTTTTACTAAATGGAAAGATGCATATCCTCAGTTTCATTATAAACCAGATCACAATCGTTCTGAACAATTTTCTGGAGACCGATATATTCATGCATATTTTGATACGGTTATTGATAATGACTCCTATATGCCAATGGGATCTTCAAACAAGTCTGATAGGTATCTTTCCGAAGATTATGCATTTTGTCAATTAGCAAGACATATTGATATAAACATTTATCTTTGTCCTTGGATGAAGCTCGGTCATATTGGAACATATGTGTTTGATGGTTCAATGTCTGACCTTGGAAGAATAGATTCGTCTAATGAACTTGCTAGGGTTCATATGGAACAATCACAAAAATTAAGACAAGCTAGAATAAACGTTACTGAAGAAGCAATAGCAGTACAAAATATTGAGCGGATTGAAGAGAAGAAATCAACTAGGCAAGACAGAAGAAAATCTTTAAGGGACAAAAAGAAAAATTTAAAAAAGAAAAAATGAAATTTAAACAATTAAATATGGAGTGTTATTATGAAACTAAGTAATCAAACCGTTTCAGTTTTGAAGAATTTTGCCAATATCAATAATGGTATTTTTTTTGAAAAAGGAAAAATAATTAAAACAGTTGCTCCCACTAAAGCAATTTTAGCAAAAGCGAATATTATAGAAGATATACCGAGGAATTTCGGCATATATGATATAACAAAAATGCTCGGGTCTTATTCTTTATTTGAAACTCCTGAAGTTGAATTTGAAGAAAAATACATTCTTATTGAGGACAAGAAAAATCAAAGAAAAGTTAAATATTGGATGTGTGACCCAGATCTTGTTGTAAGGCCCCCCGAAGGAAAAAATGTCCATCTTCCTACTGAAGATGTTAGTTTTACTCTTGAATCAAGTGCTTTAGATTTTTCCATTAAGCAAGCAAGCGTACTTTCGTTGCCTGAAATAGGTATCATAGGTAATGGGGCTGATATAACTATTACAGCATTAGATTCACAAACTAATGAAACTTCTTCTGAACAAGTAGTTGGTGAAACTGATAAAAATTTCAAATTTATTTTTAAATTTGAAAATATTACAAAATTAATGTCTAAAAATTATAATGTATTGTTATCAAGTAAAGGATTGGCTCAATTTATAAGTTCTGATAATGTTATAGAATATTTTATTGCTATAGAATTAGCAAATTCAATATATGAAGATTAACCCATTGCGCGGATTATAAATGTTTGGAGAATCTTTTTTATGGGTCGAAAAATATAGACCTAAAACAATTGAAGAGTGTATACTTCCTGATAGAATAAAAACACTTTTTAGTCAGATATCATTGGAAGGACGTATTCCTAATATGATTCTTTCTGGGGATCCTGGTACGGGTAAAACGACCGTAGCAAAAGCTCTTTGTAATGAAATAGGGTGTGATTTTCTTATGATAAATGGTTCTGAAGAATCTGGCATTGATGTTTTACGTACTAAAATTAGAGGATATGCGTCAACAGTCAGTTTTGATGGTGGAAGAAAAGTTGTTATACTTGATGAAGCAGATTATTTAAACCCCAATTCTACCCAACCGGCTCTAAGATCTTTTATTGAAGAATTCGAAAAACATTGTTCATTTATACTGACGTGTAATTATGTTAATCGAATTATTGAGCCTTTGCGATCTAGATGTCAATCAATTGATTTTAAGATAAGCAGAGAAGATAAGTTAACTGTTGGGACGAATTTCGGAAAAAGACTTTATAATATCCTAGATCAAGAAAATGTAAATTATGATAAAAAAGTGGTTGCGGAAGTGTTGATGAAACATTTTCCTGATTATCGTCGAACACTGAATGAACTTCAAAAATATTCTAAATACGGTAACATAGATACGGGTATATTGTCTCAAATTTCAGATTTAGATTTGACCGAACTTATGAATTACATGAAGGTTAAAAAATTCAATGATGTGCGAAAATGGGTTGTGAATAACTTGGATAATGATCCGCAAAAAGTTTACAGAAAAATTTATGATGTTGCATCAAATCACGTTCAAGCAACATCGATACCTCAATTGGTATTAATTTTAGCAGATTCGCAATATAAATCGGCTTTTGCGGCAGATCATGAATTAAATCTAGTTGCTTGTCTTGTAGAAATAATGGTAGAATGTCAATTTATTTAAAAAAAATGTTATACATTTCAGTTTAATGATACTTGGGCAGAAAATCTTTTTTCAGTCAATGAATTAAAATGTGTTACCTCAGAAAAAACGTTACCCTCTTTTTTTCCTTCTAAACTAAACAAATCAATAAATAATAAAGACAAAGTACAACAAGAAGAATCGAAAGAGAAAATCACGTCAATTTTTCAAGGATAAAGCATGAAAAATATCAAGTATAATATCTTGATATGTTTATTTATTATGTTTATAGGTGTCAAGTTTAACATATCAGCACAAGAAAACGGATCATTTGAAAATGTTATTAAAAAAGCAAACCAATCAGTAGTATTGTTATCTACGAATCCTAATGCAGACCCAGAAACGAACGCATCACGTACTGGTTTATGTACTGGAACAGTTGTTGATAATATAGGTCATGTTATTACTAATTTTCATTGTATTTACAAACAAAATTATATAAAATTATATTATCACGAGCAAACTGATTGGAGAGAGTATGAAATAAAGATAATAGGTGTTGATCCCCTTGCTGATTTAGCTTTACTTAAAATTATAGGAAAAAAAGAACCGATTCCTTATCTTGAATTTGTAAAAGACACCAATGCAATATCAGTAGGTGCTGATGTTTTCGCCATAGGCCATCCTATGGGAATGATTTGGTCTGTAACCAAAGGAATTGTTTCTAGCATTGACCGATTTGTAGGACATCCTTTTATCAAAGCGATACAGACTGATTCCGCGATCAATAAAGGAAATTCTGGAGGCCCTCTTCTGAATATGAAAGGAGAAATTGTAGGAATCAATACGTTAATCGTTTCTACAATCTCTGAAAATGCAGGAATTGGTTTAGCGATTAGAAGCGATATTGTAAAAACGTCTTTAAATTCTATGTTAATGTTTGGAAAAGTCGATAGACCAGCAATTGGTGTTATGGTTGTACCATTAAATCTGAAAAAACAAAGAGAAAAAATTATAACAAAATTTCCTGAAATTGACCCAGAATTCGTTCCGAATACGTTTGGGGTATTCGTATTGCCTAATGACAGTTTTCCGCCGGACTTAAATAAATTTGATACCATTATTGGAATTAATGGTGTAATTATTAATACTGGATTACAGTTTTCAAATGAAATATACAAATATAATATAGGAGAGACGGTCGCATTAACGATTGTGAGAAAACGAAGATTTCTAATTGTGAATGTTCTTTTAAAAAGACTCTTTATTAATGCAGATGTAATGTATGCCTCAATACGAGAATAATCTTAATTAAAATAAAAATGACTCCTTTTGATTTTTTAAACGATATTAATTACGGTAAAAAAAATCTGATGATCGGTGATACTGACCATCAGGTTGAAAAACAATATTTGCCTTTCATTGTCAATAAGGGACTATCTTATACAATGGATACAGTCCTTTATGCGAATGAAATGAATATTCGACCTAATACTGATAAGAAACTTCAATTTGATTATTTAATAAATACAGTCAGACGAAACAAACGTTTTCCTAAGTGGATAAAATCCCAAGAAAATGAAAATATTAAAATGATCGTAAAATATTATGGATATAATGTACAAAGAGCTAAAGAAGTTTTACATTTGCATTCCGTGAAAGATCTCGATCTGATCAAAGAAAAATTAAATACAGGTGGCGAAGGAAATAAATGATGTATGATATCGGCGAAATGGTAGAGATTACGTTAAAAGAACCTGATGATTTTCTAAAAGTAAAAGAAACACTAACTCGTATTGGTGTTGCTAGTAGAAAAGAAAAAACTCTTTATCAATCTTGTCACATTTTACACAAACAGGGCAAATATTACATAGTACATTTTAAAGAATTATTTGCTCTTGATGGTAAACCTTATAATTTTTCAGATACAGATATTGCTAGAAGAAATACAATATCAAATAGGTTAGAAGAATGGAATTTAATTAAATTAGTTGATGTAAACAAAACAACAGATCCAATTTTACCCCTAAATCAATTAAAGATTTTGTCTTTTTCAGAAAAAAAAGAATGGTCTTTGATTCCAAAATATAATATAGGCAAAAAATCATAATGAATGAATCAACAGCGGTTGCATTACAACAAAAATTAGGAATTTTTTGTTTGCATGATGATGTTGAACTGCCAACATTGGCCACAAAAAAATCTGCATGTTTTGATTTAAAGGCATATTTCAATTCATTTACAAAAATATTAGCATACGATCCATATAATACTAAAAAAGAAATTTTTATAAAAAATAATTGTTTACTCATGTCTCCTGGCTGGAGATATTTAATTCCTACAGGAATAATTTTTGATATTCCGAAAGACCATTATATTAAAATTCATCCACGTTCAGGCAATGCATTGAAAAAGGGTTTAATTACTGCAAATAATGTTGGAATTATTGATGAAGATTTTGTGGAAGAATGTAATTGTATTATGATAAATGTATCATATGACCCTATTCAAATAACCCATGGTGATAGAATTGCACAAGCTGAATTGCGTAAATTAGAAAATTTTAAAATTGATTTCCTAAATAACAGACCAAATCAAAAAACCGATAGAGAAGGTGGATTTGGGTCTACAGGAACTTGACAAATTGCATATATAGTAGTATAATAGATCTTATGAGAGTGCATTTGCATCTCATCCGTTGCATGTAGCAACATCCTCTGGCCCTTGCAGAGGAAAATAATTAATCTCGCTAATAATACAGGAGATAATATGTATTTAGTACCAAAAACTATAGAAGACCTCAATCGCCAACTTTCGACCTCAGTAGGGTTTGACTCTTTTTTTAATCGTCTATTTGATAATGCTTATAATTCGGGTGGTTCAGGCACTTATCCCCCTTATAACATTCGAAAAGTGACTGATTGCGATTACGTAATCGAACTTGCCTTAGCAGGATTTACGAAAGACGATCTAGATTTAGAACTGACAGAGGGCACTCTTACAATAAAATCAGTGCCGCAAAAAGATGAAAGTGATGAAAGTTATCTACATCATGGAATCGCCAAACGAGTCTTTGTTCGAAAATTTAATATCGCTGATGATGTCGTTGTATCGGGTGCGGATTTATTCAACGGCTTGCTTAAAATTAACTTAAAGCGAATTATTCCTGAAGAAAAAAGACCTCGTAAAATTACCATTATCGATGATGGTGTTAAAGTAGTTGATCATAAAGTTGTATAAATCAAATACAACTCAGTTAATGATAAAATGGAGGCCATATGGCCTCCATTTTTTAGGATAAAATGATATTCACCAAAAATTTTTCATTTAAAGAAATGACTTTTTCTGATACAGCAATTAGAAAAAATATAGATAATGATCCCAGTGAAGAACAAATAATAAATCTAGCAAATTTATGCAATCATATTTTGCAACCCATAAGAGAACATTTTGGGAAATCAGTAAAAATTAATTCTGGATATAGATCAATTAAATTATGTGAAGCAATAGGAAGTTCTAGAAAATCTCAACACGCAAGAGGTCAGGCCGCAGATTTTGAAATTAATAGCATATCTAATGCAGAAGTTGCAACATGGATTTATAAAAATTTAGATTTTGATCAAATAATTTTAGAATATTATGATCCAAAAGGTGATCCCAATAGTGGTTGGATTCATTGTTCTTATAAAAATGATGGAACTAATCGCAAAACCGCTTTAATAATTAATAAATACACAAAAGGTAAATATTTGCCTTGGAAACCATAAAATTTTATTTGTTAAATCAAAATTGTTTTTTCGGAAATATTATTTTGTTTTTGTAAGTAGAATGCATGGGTTGACAAATATAGTATAATGTGTTATTATTAAGATATTCAAAACCTTGATATTATAAATTCACCAAATGGCTTTTTATACAAATGTTCAAAATTGGGGCGGTAAAATCTATTGTAGAGGAATAGATTCTACTGGAACTCATTTCAAAGAAAAAATAGATTATAATCCAGCTCTATTCATTAACTCTCCAAAACCCACAAAATATAAAACTCTTGATGGCAATTATCTTGCTCCTATTGACTGCGGCAGTATTAACGAAGCCAGAAATTTTATAAAAAAATATGAAGGTATAGATAATTTTCAAATTTTTGGAAATACCAATTATCATTATACTTTTATTGCAGACAATTTTCCCAATCAAGTAGAATACGATTTAAATAAAATAACAATTGCTAACATTGATATAGAAACTGGTTCAGAAAATGGATTTCCCAATCCTGAAATTGCTCAAGAACCCGTCACTGCAATTACTGTTTCTTTTAAGGGAACATATTATGTTTTTGGTTATGGGGAATATAAAGTACATAGAAATGATATTAAATATTTTGATTGTAAAAACGAAGTGCATTTGCTTCACGAATTTATGTCTTTTTGGTCTAATCAAGATATAGATATTATTACTGGTTGGAATGTTAAATTTTTTGATATACCATATCTCGTGAATAGAATGGATTTATTATTTGATAAATCTTTTTATTCTGATTTATCTCCTTGGCATTTTGTGAGCGAAAGAACAGTAATGGGTTTTGGAGGAGCAAAACCCCAGCAATCATATGAGATTATGGGAGTTGGTATTCTTGATTATTTAGACCTATATCGAAAATTTACTTATAAAAATCAAGAATCATATAGATTAGATCATATTGCTCATGTTGAATTAAATGAACGAAAATTAGACTATTCTGAATATGGTTCATTACACAATCTTTGGAAAGAAGACTATCAGAAATTTATAGAATATAATATAAAAGACGTAGAACTTGTGAACCGATTAGAAGATAAAATGAAACTAATCGAAATGGCTACTGTATTAGCGTATGATGCTAAGGTGAACTATACAGATGTTTATACTCAAGTTAGAATGTGGGATACGTTGATTTATAATGAATTACGAAATAAAGGCATCCAGCTTCCTCCTAAAAAAAATTCAATAAAAGATGACCCATATATAGGTGCTTATGTGAAAGAACCCGTTCCAGGAATGTATGAATGGGTTGCTAGTTTTGATTTAGACAGTTTATATCCTCATTTAATTATGCAATATAATATTTCTCCAGAAACATTACTCACAAAACTTCCTCAAAAATCATTATCAATTGATAACCTGTTAGACCAAGAAATTGATACAGATTATGCTAATGCTGAAAATGTATGTTTAGGAGCTAATGGGTTTCATTTTACAAGAGATCATCAAGGATTTTTACCAGAAATGATGGAGAGAATGTATGCTGAAAGAAAGAAATTCAAAACTGATATGCTTGAAACATCACAATTACTTGAAAATGAAAAAAATGAAACAGAAAAAAAACGTTTAATAAAAGAGGTTTCAAGATTAAATAACATGCAGATGGCGAGAAAAATTCAACTCAATTCTGCTTATGGTGCTTTGGGTAATCAATATTTTAGATTTTATGATGAAAGACAGGCAACGGCTATCACAACTGGTGGACAACTTTCTATTAGGTGGGTTCAAAATGACGTTAATCTTTATTTGAACGCTCTTCTAAAAACAAAAAATAAAGATTATATTATAGCCGCCGATACAGATTCGATTTATATTTGTTTAGATGATTTAGTTAAAACTGTTTTTACTGATACAACCAATAAAGAAAAAATTATTAAATTTTTAGATAAAGTATGTGATACAAAAATACAAGATTGTATAAATGATTCATTTAATAAACTGCATGTATATATGAATGCATTTGAACAAAAAATGAATATGTCTAGAGAAGTTCTTGCAGACAAAGCAGTTTGGACCGGTAAGAAGCATTATATCATGAACGTTCATAATAGTGAAGGAGTACAATATGCTAAACCCAAAATAAAAGTAATGGGACTAGAATCAGTTAAATCTTCGACTCCCGCAGTTTGTAGGGATAAATTAAAACAATCTTTCGATATTCTTATGAATGGCTCTGAACATCAAATGCAAGAATTTATTGAAGAATTTAAAGAATCATTTGACTTGCTTTCTCCAGAAGATATTGCATTTCCCAGGTCTGTAAGAGGAATTGAGAAATATCGTGATAGTGTATTATCGTATAAAAAAGGTACTCCTATACATGTAAAGGGAACGATTATACACAATAAGTTATTAAAAGAACATAAACTTACAAAGAAATATCAAATCATTCAGGAGGGAGAAAAGATTAAATTTTCTTATCTTAAAGAACCAAACCCCGTAGGAGATACTGTAATTAGTATGGGAACAATCTTACCCCCCGAGTTTGGATTACACCAATATATAAACTATAAAATGCAATTTGAAAAATCTTTTTTAGAACCATTAAAAGCAATATTAAAATGCGTTGGGTGGGAACATGAAAAAACAAGTACAATCGAAGATTTTTTTATTTAAGGAGACGAAATGGGTTTTTTGAAAGAAGTACTTAAGGAAATAGGTAATGAATATGCTGGATTTGTGTCTGACGGAATTGAAGCAGGAGATGTTGAAACTTTCATTGACACTGGCAGTTATGCTTTTAATGCTTTACTTAGTGGAACTATATACGGGGGGTTGGCTTCAAATAAAATCACAGCATTTGCTGGAGAAAGTGCAACCGGAAAAACTTTCTTTGTCCTCGGAATTGTCAAGCAATTTTTAGAAGACAATCCTACGGGAGGAGTTCTTTATTTTGAATCCGAATCCGCTATAACTAAACAAATGATAGAACAGCGAAAAATAGATACTTCTCGTATGGTCATGTTACCAGTTGCGACGATTCAAGAGTTTGCTCATCAAGTCACAACAATTCTTGATAAACATCTTGCTAGTGCAGATAGAGTGCCTTTGATGATATGTCTTGATAGTCTTGGTATGTTATCTACTTCAAAAGAGGTTGGTGATATTACTGATGGTAAAGAGACGAAAGATATGACAAGAGCCGCACTTGTAAAGGGAGCATTTAGAGTGTTGACCCTTAAAGCAAGTAAAGCAAAGGTTCCTGTATTGATTACAAATCACACATATAGTCAAATCGGTGTGATGTTTCCCCAACAAATTATGGGGGGTGGTACGGGTCTATATTATGCTTCAAGTAATATTGTGTTTCTTTCAAAAAGAAAAGAAAAAAGTGGTACCGAAGTAATCGGAAACATCATTCATTGTAAAAATCACAAGTCTAGACTGACTGTGGAAAATAGAATGGTTGATGCATTAGTTACTTATAATAAGGGATTAGATCGTTGGCATGGTATGTTAGAGCTTGCTGAAGAAGCTGGTATTTTCATCAAAGTATCAACGAGATATGAGCTTCCAAGTGGTATAAAATTATTCGGTAAACAGATCATGCAAGATCCTGAAAAACATTTTACTGAAGAAATAATGTTAAAAATAGATAAATTTTGTCAGGAGAAATTTTTATATGGAACAACAGTCGATGAAGAAGTGGTACAAACTGGTGAAAAATCCTCAGAATGATGAGGATGACCAATTCGCTTTTGTTATCACTACGGGTAAATTTAAAAATGTAATTTATAAGTATAATCGATTCGGTTTAATAGACCCAGAGAAAGATGCTGAAGAGTTGAAATATCGGTTCGAATATGATATACTAGAAATACCTGAAGATATTAGAAAAAAATCATACGCTGATACTGAAGGTATAGAATTTGAAAAATTAATAGGTGAAATTTTAATAGAAGTAATTCAAGAAAATATAGATTTAGATACACATGGAAATGATGAGGATCGAGGACACGATATTGAAGAACCTGATATTCAATGATGAATATACCAGAAAAGCTTTACCATATATAAAAACAGAATATTTTTCAGAACATAATGACCGATATCTTTTTAATGAAATAGAAAAATATGTAAATGCGTTTAATGTTCTTCCTACTCAAGAAGCCCTAATTATAGAGATTGGAAATAATACAAGTATTTCTGAACAACAATTTGATATTGTTTCTAAAAAAGTTGCGGAATTTTTCAATAGTAAAGAAAACACCGAAACTGCTTGGTTACTTGAAACTACTGAAAAATTTTGTCAAGACAAAGCAATCTATAATGCAGTATTTGAATCAATTAATATCATTGATAATCAAAAAGATACAGAACAGGACAAAGGAGTAATACCCCAAATTTTATCTGATGCTCTTGCAATTTGTTTTGATCCTAATATCGGTCATGACTATATTGAAGACTCGGATGAACGATTTGAAAGTTATCATAGGGTTGAAGAAAAAGTAAGGTTTGATTTAGATTATTTCAATAAAATAACCAATGGTGGATTATCTAAAAAAACCTTGAATATTACACTTGCTGGTGTAGGTGTAGGAAAATCGTTATTCATGTGTCATCATGCGGCCGCTTCAATATCTCAGGGTTTAAATGTTTTATATATTACTCTTGAAATGGCAGAAGAAAAAATTGCGGAAAGAATTGATGCCAATTTAATGAATATTACGATAGATGATTTACATGATATTCCTAAAGATGTGTTTGATAAAAAAATGAAAAAGGTTAAAAAGACGACAGCAGGTAGATTGATTGTCAAGGAATACCCGCCCGCTTCTGCAAATGTAAACCATTTTAAAAATTTATTGAATGAATTAAAATTAAAAAGAAAATTTGTTCCTGAGATTATATTTGTAGATTATTTAAATATTATGTCTTCAGCAAGAATGAAGTATGGTAATTCTGTAAATTCGTATAATTATGTTAAATCGATTGCAGAGGAACTTCGTGGTCTTGCAGTTGAAAATAATCTTCCTATCTGTTCTGCTACACAAACAACTAGATCAGGATTTACGGATACGGATTTTGGTCTTGAAGATACTTCTGAATCATTTGGATTGCCAGCAACTGCGGATTTTATGTTTGCTTTGATTAGTACAGAAGAATTGGAAGAACTCGATCAAATTTTAATTAAACAGTTGAAAAATCGTTATAGTGACCCTGGCAGACATAAAAGATTTGTGATTGGAATTGATAGAGCAAAAATGAAATTGTATGATCTTGAAGAATCTGCTCAAAGTGATCTTGTTTCAAGAAATGCACCAAACAAAAAGAAAGATTCTTGGGTTAAAAAAGATGATGCTCCCCCAGTATTTGATGTTGAAATAAACGATAGAAAAAAGAAAAAAAAGAAAGATTTTTCGGAATTTACCTTTAATTAGCTTGACTCTCCTTCCTATATTTGAGATAATATAAGTGTAATGGTGGAGCTATATTGGCTCTTTTTGTTAATCTCAAATAAATGAGGTAATATGTATAAATTTATGCTGATAATATTGTCATTCGTAGTAACAATATTTTCAAGTTCCTGCGCCCCCTATCCAGTTGTGGCGACAACCCCTGTTAATAAAATTAGTGAAAAAGTAGGACTGCCATTTGGTACTGTCATAACTCTTGGCGGTAAAAAAATGGTTGTAATTAGTCAAGAAAATGAAGAAGTAAGATTACAACTTTTCAAACCTGTAATTGTAAAAGCAGTAATTCCTAAGGTAAAGGTTACTGAAATTATTTCTGATCTTCCAACGCCAGAATGGGAGAGTAAAACAGTTATTACAGAAGGCGTAAAAAATGTTCAAGAGTGTCTTAATCCTATGGGTTGTCCTCAAGACACTAAAACAGGTGAATGTCTTAAAGGATGCACTGAACAAAAAGTACGTGTTGAAATCATAGAAACAATCGTTGATTCGACAAATGTTATCACAAACGAAATAATTGATCCTGATGTAGTTTTAAATGCTTTATTGTTAATAGATCCCACTAACGGATCATGGAAAAATCATCATAGTCCACATTATGGAAAGATTACTTGGATATGTGTTTTGGCAAACAATATAGGTTTTCCAAAATCTGTAATAGCATTGTCAAAACTGATTTATAATATTCCGGGCCTTCTAGACAAATGTAATAGAGCATTTGCTCACAATTCATTGGCGAATAGCTGGACAAATGAGTCAACACTGTCTTCTCTTTAAATAATCCTCAATTAGATAATATAATAAATAGTTAATACTATTAATGTTTATATTGGATATTATAAAGGATCATGCTTTTATTTAAAGAATTTTTATTAGAATCTCAGGGTGCTAATAAGCACCTTGAACATTTAGAAGATGAAGTTTTAAACGGTGGATTTGATGGTGTAAAAAAAGCAATCACATATTTAAGTTCATTAGGATCAACACTAAAAGGGGATTCTTCTAAACAAATTAAAATAACAACTAAATGGGATGGGGCTCCTGCAGTTGTGGCCGGAATCGATCCTGAAACTGAAAAATTTTTTGTAGCCACTAAGCATGGTGCATTTTCAAAAGTACCCAAATTAAATTTTTCAAATGAAGACATTGAAAATAATCACGAGGGTGGGTTACAGGAAGTTTTAAAAGATTCTTTGAGATATCTTAAAGATATTGGAATGGATGGCGTTTATCAAGGGGATTTATTATACAGTCCACAAAAACCTACAACGATACAATCTATAGATGGAGAATCGCATATTGTTTTTACTCCAAACACTATAACATATGCGATTAAATTAAAAAGTGAATTAGGGAAAAAAATAAATGCTTCAAAATTAGGCATTGTTTGGCATACAAAATATACTGGTGAAGTAGTAAATCAAATGAATGCTACATTTGATGTAAATGTTGATAATTTTAAACAAACATCAAGTGTGTGGTTTAAAGATGCTGAATATGAAAAAATGGACGGAATAGCATCTTTTACTAAAGAAGAAACTGATTCATTTTTCAGTGTGCTTTCACTGGCTGGTAAGTTATTTAGAACTCTTGATAAGAAGTTACTTGACGGTATAAGAGATGATAAATATTTAAATACGCAAATTAAAGCATTTGCTAATTTTAAAATACGGCAGGGTAAACCCATTGGAAATGTTAATGCACATGTTATTGGATTGATTAAATATTTACAACATAAATTAACTAACGAGGTTGATAAATTAAAATCAGAAAAGGGCAAAGAAAATAGACGTAAAAAAAATGAAGACATTTTAAAATTTTTTACAGAAAATAAAAATGCTTTGAAAAACATGTTTCAAATGCAAAATGTTCTTATAGCCGCTAAAATGATAATAATTAAAAAATTACAAGATATTCAGCCCATGACAAAAACATTTATTCAAACCGATAATGGGTTTGAAATTACGAATCCGGAAGGATTTGTTGCAGTTACAATTGCTGATGGAGCAATAAAACTAATAGATAGATTAGAATTTTCAAGACAAAATTTTTTAGCACCAAAAACATTTGGGAGTAAAGCATAATGGAAGTATCAGAACAAAATCTCTTAAACAAATTAGGCGAATCTTATATGAAAATAGTATTGACTGAAGATGTTGATGCTCGATTAAAAAGATTAGCAAGAGAAGGTTTAATTAATCAAGATGAATATGCACTGTTTCTTAAAACAATGCAAGATTTAGAAGCCGATAAAAAGCCAAATCCAAAACAAAGAATGATGATTATACGGATTTTTGATAAGCTCCTTGGTCTAATTATGGGGGACAAGGTTGTGTATCAAAAGATATTGCAAACTGTTAAAAAGAGCAAAAAAAATAAAGAAAAAATTAAAGAAGATACTTTTAGATCAACTCATACAATAATTGTTCATGAAGGCATAGAATATTATGTGACTGCTGATAAAGAATTAATAGAAGTACCATCTTCATTTGAATAAATAATTCTATGAAGATTTATAAAAAGTTTTTAGTAGAAACAAAGCAAGAAAAGACGGCAATTGCAACTTTTGGGAGAATGAATCCTCCTTCTATAGGTCATGTTAAACTTGCAAAAAAGATTTTATCAGAGGCAAGAAAGCATAAAGCAGAACCTTATATTTGCTTGTCTCCTACTCAGAATGCTAAAAAGGATCCTTTGGGTCCAGAAAGAAAACTTTATTATGTTGAAAAAACGATAGGTCCACATATTCATATTGATGTTAAACCTACAGTTTTTGAAGCATTATCTGATTTGTATTCTAAAGGATTTAAAAAACTTGTATTTGTTGTTGGTAGTGATAGACTAAGTAAATTTTCAAAATGGATATCACAATATAATGGAGTAGAAGGAAAAGCTCATGGATTTTATGATTTTACAGATATTGATTTTGTAAGTTCAGGAGACCGTGATCCCGATGCTGAAGGTGCCGCTGGAATGTCTGCATCAAAATTAAGAGAGTTTGCAGTTTCTGGAGACATTGATAGTTTTAAAAAAGGTACGAAATTATCTGCTAAAGATACAAAGTCTATGTATAACGAAATTAGGAAGGCTATGAAACTTGAAACCATAAAAACGGAACAAATTAATTTGAAAGAAGCACTTCGCCCTGAAAAAGTACCCGCACATAAAATAAAAGAAGGTAGAGAATTTCCCAAAACACCAGCAGACAAGAAAGCTCATTTACATAAATTATTTAAAAAAGTGGCAGATGTAAAAAAACAAAGAGAAAAAGATTGGGGCGTTAGCATAGTAGATAAAACCCCTAAAGGATATGGCCCTGATGAAGAAGCCCCCCCTGGAAGAGAAATACAAGTAAAAACATTAAAAAAGAAAGTGGGTGCGGATAAAGCATATGCGTTTGCTTGGGCGCAACATAATAAACATGGATTGCCAGAGGGTACTGGATTACAAGTAAAAATGGCTTTAGATGATGCAGGAGTAAAGGGAGAGTTTAAAGATGGAAAAGTTAATGTTCATAAAAAACATGTAAAAAAAGCACATAAGGCTTTAAAGGGAAATGTTTATTATAAAGGAAAAACTCCTGATGTTGTGGGAGAAGATATAATTGATGAGGAAAAATTTTCGAATAAAATGATAGATAAACTGAAACAGCAATATGAGCCGTGGAGAGGGAAAAGAATTAGTTTGGGTAGAAATGTAGAATTAGAGAAAATAGTAAGACAACTTGCAAAAAATAAAGATGCATTGACACAACTTGTTAAAGCAGATATTCCTTTTATTTCTATGAATGCAAGACTAATTATGCATCAGGATCATGGTGTGCCTCTGAATAAATTTGAAGGAGTGGAAAATCCATATGCTAATTTGAAAAAAGGACCGTCTAGAGCAACGATTCATAAAATGTGGGCAAATAAACAACAAGAAAAGAAAAAGAAAATGATGAAGTCCAGTCATCCAGGATATAATGAAGAAATTATAATTGATGAAATGGGACATATTGTAAATATAAGTGAGGCTAAAGCACAGTTCACTATAGAAGAAAATTTAAAAAGGAAAGCAGAACAATCAGGCATTTCATTTAAAATTTTAGAAAAAGTGTATGATCGTGGAGTTAGTTCGTGGAAAACTGGTCATAAACCAGGAACTACTTCTCAAGAATGGGCAGAGTCAAGAGTTAATTCGTTTTTAACTGGCGGCAAAACCAGATTAATCGCGGATGAAGACTTATGGAATCAAGTTAATTCTAAACACAGAATAAAGGAAGAAATGGACACAGATCAGGCATTTAAAAAATGGTTGGCTATTAGTGAAGCAGATGTAGTTATAGACACTCCTCAGGGCAGATATGTAAAAGCAGGAAATGTTGCTTCTGCAAAAATAAAAGCAAAAAAATCATTTAGGGACCATAAAGACAAGATAAAAGTAACTAGTAGACTTGCCACGCCTTTAGATAAAAAATATCTTCAACACAAAGACGGAGAGGCATAAATGAAACCGAACCCACTTCATGAAAACTGGAAAACACTTGCGCCCGGTTTATTCACAGAACCCGAAAACGATTTAATATATAAAGAATTTTTAAAATTGAAAGAGCAAGGAGATGTCCATCATCATCATTATGCTAAAGACGATAATCCTGATGATAAAAAAAAACGTGAAAAAGATGCTACTGCAAACGTCAAGAAAAAATCTAATAAATCAAACAATGATGATGAAACGCCAGCACAGAGTCGTAGTGAAAAAAAGAAAAAATTGGATCCTGTTGGCAAAGAAGATGGAGATATAGATAACGATGGAGATATAGATAATAGCGATAAATTTCTTGCAAAAAAAAGAAAAGCAATTAATAAGTCAATTAAATCTCGACAAAATACAAAATCTGAAAAAAGTATAAAATTATCGGGTAAAAAAGAAAAAATTGAAATTTACAAAGGAATTGAAGAAAATAAGAAACGATATACTAAAGATATTTTTGCTTTCGGTCAAAAAATTAAAAATCGACAAAGTGTTTTCGAATGCAGAAAAATAAATAAAAATTATGATGCAAATATCGAAAAGAAAACCGTTGACCTCAATGAAGGTGGAGATCAAATTTGGTTCAAAGGAATTAAAATGACTTTTGATGAATATTCTTTGATTTTTGCAACAATGTATGTTCCTGGCTCAAGAGTATTGCCAACAGAAGTTGCACCAGACAATTCCAAATATGGATCATTGTTGAAGAAATTGCCACGAAAAGATCAAAATTGGGTAGTATCATTACTCAAAGATTACATGAAACGTGGTGGGGTAGTTCATAAAGATGTTGTTAAGAATTTTGTTTTGAAAGAAGAAGTTGAACTTAATGAAGCACTTAAACCAAAAGATAAAGATGTCATACAGGCGTTTTATGATAAAGAAAGTTTGGAAGGTAGATTACTCTCCACTGATGGTAAGACATTAGAAAAACTTGGTATGGGTGGTCAAACAATCGCAGTGTGGAAAAACAATAAGATTGTAGTTACTGCTGTGAGCGATGTCAAATCAACAGATGAAATACTTAGATATATGAAAAAATCTATACCAAAACTCAATTTTGATAAAAAAAGTTGGCAAGAGTTTTTCGAGGAAGTTGAACTTGATGAAAGGCATGGAGGATGGAAGCCCGGCCCATATAACATTATTAATGTAACGACAGGAGAAATTCTTCAGGTAGTTAAAACTGGTACAGGAGCCAAAAGAATTGCAGATAAAATTAATTTTTCGCCCAAGACTCCCGATGATCAGATGGTGGGAGTATATCATGTGGACGCTAGAAATGATACGACAACTATAAGATGGTGGAAAAAGGAAAATGGAAAAAAAGTATATTATGGCGATTTAAAATCAGTCAACTGGTCTAAAATTAAACCGGGCGCTAAATCTGAAGAAGTTGCTGAAGGATGGAAAAAAGGTAAGTATACAATTAAAGACGAAAATGGAAAAATACTTGGCACATACAGTTCTGGTGGTAAAGCTAAAAAGGTAATGGATGACCTTATGCAAAAAGGTGATTACCCCGAACTAACTGTCTCAATGGTAGAAGAAGTTGAAGTTGCTGAAAAATTTGCAGGATGGATTGCAATATATGGTGGAAAGCAATTGGAAATTAAGAAAAGTGAAGCAGATGGAATATGGCCCGCAAAACAATTAGCAATTAAACACTTTAAAGTTCCTAAATCGAAACAAGGACTTCTTGCGATTAAACCAGCAGAAGAGGAAGTTGAACTTGGTGAAGCCGCATCAAAATATAAAAACGAGTTTGTCAAATATGCAGTAGAAATTATTAAAAAACTCAAAAAAGATGGTAAGATTGATGACTCGACAAAAGATAGTTTAATTATAAACACCATTTCCCCTATCATGGGTAGTATGGGTAGTCAACGTGAACGTTCCGTCTATAAAAAATACTTCCCAGACAAATATGATTTAAAACTTTTCGACAATTCTGGAGGCAATCAATATGATTCGGAATGGTCATCCCAGACTGATGCTAAAATGGACACAATTGCAAAGATGGCATTGAAAAAATTTAGACAAAATGAAGAAGTTGAACTTGGTGAAATGTCATATGTAATCAAATACAAAAAGGCAAAGAATAGATATTTGAGTAACAAGTCCAGAGATGTTGATAACACAAAAGATGCACTCCAATTCAAATCAGAAAAAGATGCACAGTCAACACTGAATGGTTTAGATTATCAGTTCAGAGGCAATTATGAAATTGTTAAAGAGGCCAGTGATAGTTGGGATGAGTGGAAAAATACAAGAATACAATCTAAAAATATCTTCAGAATGTTAAAACAAAAACATAAAAATAATATTCCTAAAATGAAGAGTGGTTTAGAACTCATCTTTAAACAAAATAAAACAAAACCAGACCAAGAAAAAGTAATGTGGCAGGAATTTAATAAATTTTTCAAAATCAAAGAAGACGTTGAACTTGGTGAAGCCGCATCAAAATATACAATCTATCACAAAACTTTTACCTCTGCGGCAACTCATGCCAAGGATTATGCAGAAAAACAGGGGTATGATTTAGATGATGGCGATTGGAACAGAGAAGTCACTATGGGCGGTGCTTCTGGAAGAGGTCGGCCAGGTGAAGGAAAGACCAAAAGGTTTAATATCGGGTTGGAGAAAAACGGTAAACCACAAAAGAAAAGGTTACAATTTCAAGTCTTCGGAATGCCTAAGGGTTCATATGAATTGAATATGTATATTGAAGAAGTTGAACTTAGTGAAGCGGCCGTGAAAACAAAATTGCGTGATCTTTCTCAAGAATTATCCGCTTATGCAAAAAAACATAGAAATAGTATTGATAGCTTATATTTTAAAAAACTTGCACAAATAGCCGCCTCAGGAAAAATTCCTTCCGTTCAGGACATTGATAATGAAATAGAACCACGAAAAATTGTTTTAGATATGATGGCTAAATCTTTTCCTGAAGAATTTATTAATCAAGATCATTCACAAAGTAAAGATTCGATAAAAAATCAATCCGGGCTTTTTTATGCACGACATGGAGAAAACGATGAAGTAAATGAAATAACTACAGGATTACTTAGTAGAGCCGCAAGTAAAGCCGAAGTTCAAGGGAGAGAACCCGGAGGTTCTGGTGGAGCAAGTGCAAATTATGGAAATAACTCCGGCAAGGTAAGAAATAAACGGAAACTCCAATCAGTTAAATTCGCAAAGGCTTTTTCTAAAAAATATTTTAAAAACGAGGATAACATGATAGAAAATTTAAAATCAATCGATAAAGAAATTGATAAATTTCATAGTCGAACTAAACACTTAAAATATCTTTCCGGGAAAGATCGTGATCACATGCGAATGTTATCAAGAAAAAGAGATGGCTTTTTAAAAAATAACGAAGTCGAAGAAGCAGTTAATGAAGAATTTAAGTCAAGAATTTCTAACAATCCAATAGTAAATAAACTTTATTTGATGAATCAAGCAAAATCTATTGCAAAAGAAATCACGGGCCCTAATAAAGAACATAAAATATCTGATTGGGAAGCTTTAGCTAAAAAAATGGGCTTTAGCAGACGCCAATATGAGGAATTCGGGGATAATCAAGGCATGTATGAATCTATTATATCGCAAGAAAATGATAATATGATCACTAAATCAAGATTAAAACTTGAAAAAGTTTTGTTAGATAGAAAAAAACCAATAGAACCAAAAGTCGATGAAAGAGCTGGAGAATGGGGTACTGACAAGTTAGCCAACACCTATAGAAAAACTACTCCTGGTCAAGATGTTAAAGAAGGAAACATCACTGTTAATGATAGAGATCCCTATAAAATTTTTGAACAGCTAATTCATTATGTAATGGGAACTTCTATTAAAAATATAGAAGACTATTCGTTTTATAAAATTGAAGAAACTCCTGATAAATTGAGATTAGAAAATAAAGAAGGAGCATTGGCGACAATTACTTTAGCCGATGTTCAATCTGCTTATGATGATCAAGATATGGCTATGGAAGAATTTATTGAAATGATGTTAGGATTTGGTGTTAAAGAATTAACAGAAAAAGGAAATAGTATTATAGGTGACGAAGGCATTCCGGCTATTGGAAAAGATAAAACGGGACAAGGCATTTATACTACAGATCCACCTAAAACTTTTGAAAATATAGATTTATATTCAAGATTTATTCAATCAAATGAACAACGGCAAAAAAAAGGTTTTGTTGTTAACTAACTAAATAAAGAGAATAAACAATTTTAATTAGGAGAAAAAAATGGCTTTATGGGGAACTACTGCCGCGGCAGATAATAATAAACCCAAGTTTTTGCCTGCAGATGAAGATTCAGATTACAACAAAGCAGAATGTTATGCAACTAATGCTGGATGGGTAATAGATGGAGCGGCTACAGGAAATGGCAATACAAGCGCAGATCCAGAAGTGCTAGTAGCAATTCGTGGATTAGCGGGTGCTTCTGCGACTACTGGTCTTAAAACAGCAACTATTACATCATTTAGATTTTCACCAGGAACAACGGCCACTACTGATCATACAGCAGGTTCAAGTTCGCAAAGAGTCTCGGTTACAATCACATGGGATGAGGCTATAACAGTTACAGGAAATCCAACTGTTGTTATTGCTAATGATGTTTCTGCAGATCATACATGTGCATATACTTCTGGTACGGGTACAAACAGACTTACCTTCCAGGTTGCAAGTCAGACACTTGCCACAGGTGATGTTATGACAATCGGTGGTGCAAATGTTGTACTTGCTGGCGGAACTCTTAAAGATCAAGGAGGAACTCCTGCTGATGCATCATTAGTGATGTCAGGAGTGACCGCAGTTACACATACTGTATTAGCATAGAGTAATACGTAATTTTTGATAATAAAAGGTGATTATGGGTAAAAATGAAAAGAACAATAGAAAAGTTCCTGAACTTGTGATAGATAATGGCGAGGATAGAGAGATTCCTTCAATACAGGAATCTCTCGTTACTATTCTTGAAAAAAAAATGATAGATATTAATGAAATGTATGATGAACAGGAAAATCTATTAACTGAATATGCAAACAAAAAACGAGAACTAAATAATAACGAAGAAACCGTAAAATTCGAATTAAGCGGATTGCACGGTGCTAAAATAGTTATACAACAATTAATTGAAGAAGCAAAAGATTCATAATAACGTCTTGGCTGAGTCCCAGCAACTTCATCCATTTTAAGGAGTTAAAACAATGGCTGACAAAAAAATGACGGATTTAGCAGATCTGTCCACCGCGATTGCATCTGATGATGTTGTCCATGTAGTAGACGATCCTTCAGGTAGTCCCGTAAACAAAAAGGTTAGTGTTTTCAATCTTTTTGGGAACTTGAATCATTCGACTAATTCAGGAGACATTACTGGTAGATCGTTTATATCTACAACTATTTCAACTGCTACCGGTTCAACGTCTGGTGATATTACGGCATTGAATTCACAAACAACCCATGACCATAGAACAGGTGATGCTAATTCAGTAGTCAATATATTTGGTGCAAAAGTAGATGCAAACATTTCTGGTTCTAATACAATAGTCACTACATCCGCCTCTGGTGCAAAAATTACATTGAATATGACTAATGCAGTTGATTCAGCAAATGTAAATACAGCATATACTGGTGGTTCTGCAAGAGCGTATGGTTTAATGGTCGACATAAACGACACAAATAAAGGATCGTCTGCAAGAGCCACAAAACCCGATGCTTTTCTTAGTTTAAGAGACCAGGGGGGATGGACCGCTGATAATCATCCAGGGGCACAAGCTGTTCATTATTTTGCTGAACTTGGTGCTTCACTTGGTGGATCAGGCAACACAGATGGATATGTTGCTTCCGCGGCTGTTTCAAATACGAGTGCAACTTCCGCAAATCTCGTAATGTTTGGAACTGCTATGAGCGATTCACCATCTGATGCAAGATTAAGAATTAAAGTTAACGGAACCGAATATTGGCTGTTAGCAACAAGTAACACAAGCATGACCTGATAAGGAATTGAAGTAAAATGGCAGATAAACGCATTTCGGGTCTTCCTGCAGTATCAACCGCGGCTAGAGAAGATTTACTACTACTCGTTGATGATCCAGCAGGCATCCCTTCGAATAAAAAAATATCATTAACGCAATTTTTTTCAAACGTTGAACCCGAAACAGTATTCGCCAATACTAAAATATTGTCTAGTTCTACCAATGCCGCTGTTATTTTTAAGGGCGGTGTTGGTGTACAAGAAAGCATGAAGATTGATAATAAGTTAACAGTAAATGCACTCACTGTTTTAAATATTGCAACAATTACTTCATTATCTTCTAATTTAATTGGTACCACAAATGCTTTATATGATTTAGGAAACACAACCGTAGGTTGGAAAAACGCATATGTAAGTGTGATTAATGGATCTACTGATGAAAATTTATTGATTACAGCAAATACAAATGCATCGGCAAATATAACATTCACAGGCGCAAATGTTTATATAACGTCAAATACTATACTTGCAGGAACAAACACGGTTGTTTCATCAAATAGTACTTTTACCAGTGATAATGTTTCAATTACTGGTGCAAATGTTTATATAACGTCAAATACTATACTTGCAGGAACAAACACGGTTGTTTCATCAAATAGTACTTTTACCAGTGATAATGTTTCAATTACTGGTGCAAATGTTTATATAACAAGTAATAGTACGTTTGCAGGAACAAATACTGTTATTTCATCAAATATTACTCTGTTGGCCACAAATACTCATATCATAAGTGAGAATTTATATTCTTCGGCTAATGCGACATTGGCAGGATCATTAACTACTATTACGTCTAATGTGAATATAACCGCAAATGTATCACTCACCTCAACAATAGACACCACAAGCAACAGCACTGGTGCTTTGACATTATCTGGAGGACTGGGAATCGCTAAAAGTGCGGTTATCGGTGGAAACTTAAATGTTCATGGAAATATACATGCTAATGGAAATATCACAGCAGATGGTGGTACAATTGCATTAGGGGATTCCAATGCAGATACAGTAACATTCAATGCTGATATTGGATCTGATATTCTTCCCAATATAGATTCGGTTTATGATCTAGGAAACACTACAAATCGTTTTGCCAATGCTTATGTAGATGAACTTACAATAACAGGGAACGTTGTTGTTGCGAGTTCAATGACAGCAACGGGAAATGTAAGTGGTGCTTTTGGTATATTTTCAGATAATGTAAGCATATCAGGAACAAAAGAATTAATTTTTAGAGATGCGGCGTTAACAATAAATTCTCCAATTGACGGAGAAATAGAGATCGCTTCTGATGATCTTATTACATTTACCGCAACATCAAATGTAGAAGTGGATTCAGCGATATTTAATGTTATATCTAATTCAGTATTTGCTGGTACAAATACTAATATTACATCTAATGTTACATTATCTGGTACAAACACAAATATTAGTAGCTCTAATTTAAGTATAACAGGATCAGGCGCAACAATAGATGGAACATTGATGAATGTCAAATCTAATGTTGATATGACAGGAATTATAACGGTTGGGTCAGACGGTCTAGGAAAAAACTTTACAATATATTCTGGTACTGCGGGTAATAAAATTAAATTAAAAGCACTTTCGGATCAATTAGTTTCAAACACTCAAATTGAAAGTAGTGAAAAAATTCGAACAGACGGTAGTGTTTTTGTATCAAACGGCAGTTCTCTTGTATTTGGTAGTCAATTTAAAATTATGGACACCACAAACACGACTGGATTTCTGTTACAAGAAGATGGAACGGCCTCTGGAAGTGGTACTGAAGGCGGTAGACTTGATTTAGAAACTGATGAAGAAGCAAAAATAACTCATAATTTAACTGATGGATTTATTTTTAGTGATAAAATTAATCAAATCAATGTTTCATCAACAACTAATTCAACATCGACTACTTCGGGGGCAATAAAAACTGCTGGTGGTTTGGGCGTTGTACAAGCGGCGTGGTTTGGTGGAGAAGTGCATGCTCAATCTTCTTTAGCCCTTGCTGGAGCAACTATAACTACTGGCTCTGTTGGATCAGGTGCTGGTATTCTAGCAATAAAAAATGGTACTGCACCAACTACTCAAGGAGTAAATCAAGCATATTTGTATGCAAGAGATGATGTCGCAGAATCACACATATATACAATGGATGAGGGGGGAAATGAAACAAAACTTGGTCCTCACAATGAAAACAATGAATGGGAATTTTATTCTAGAAACGTTAAGACAGGAAAAGTTATTCGTGTAAATATGGAACGTATGATTCGAAAATTAGAAGAGTTTACAGGAAATGTTTTTATAGAGGAATATTAATAATATTATGAAAAAAAAACCCACTAAAAATCAAACGGTTTTAGAAAAAGAATATGTTGCAACTTATGACGAGAATAAAAAAAGAATTGATAATATCATGATTGAAAAAATAGAAAAAGAATTTGAAAAATTAAATAATGATAGAGGTTTGACGATACAAAAAATAAATCAATTTGAAACAGAATTACTGAATTTAAAAACTCATCTTACTATGATTGATGGCGCAATTCAAACGTGTACTTATTTTTTAACCGGAAAAGAAGAAATAAACAATGAAACAGCCATAAAAAGCTGATTGAAAGAAAAACCAGTGTTTGATGATTTGAATAAAGATAATTATATATTATATGCAATGAAATATTATGAAAATCCTCAATGTTTAAGTGAACAAGATTTTCATAATGATTTAAAAATTATAAAATACCTGAAAAGATTGTTGAATCGATATCATTTAGGTGGTGATTTAAAGGAAAGATTAATTTTAAATCACATAATAACATTAGGAAATGTTTTTCCAGTTGAGGTTTTATCTAGAATATTATTTTTGAAAATATCTCAAAAATATTGGACTTATTTAAAAACTTTTTTGATATATTTAGAATTCATGCCAGAACAAATATCAAGCATAAATGGCGAAAAGATTATTAGTAGTGATATAAGAGTAAATTTAGAAATAGCAAACAGATTACGAGAGATAACACCAAATGGGATTAGCTTCAGCCGCAGGTAATATATTTTTTGTTTATACGTTTATTAAAAGACTTGCGACTCCTTTTAGTAGCACGAAAGCTTTTGAATTGGGGATTATTGATAAAAACGGAAAAATTCTTAAAAAAAGAAGTAAATTAAAGACTAAAGAAGAAAAAGAATCATACACATTAACAGATACATTGGTTTTTAATTTAAAAAAAATTTTAGCGAAAGTTCCTGGGGGATCAACAAAATTTGCTACTTTTGTAGCGGCGCTGTTTTTACTGAAAGAAGAAAATAAAAACGCAAAATTATATTATGATCAGACATTTTTAGAAAAAAAATATACATCATTTTTACAAGAATGTCAATATAATAAAAAAGAAATTGGTCTATTAATAGATGAAATTAGCCGCAGAGAAGAAGAATTGAACGAAGACGGATTGGCCGCTGGTGGAGGCGCTATTGCAGGGCTCGGTGTTGAAAATCCCTCTATTCCAGGACAATCAGAACCAGGAATAAAGAAGAAGAAAATAAAAAAAGGAAGCACATTTGCTGGTTCAGAGGTTTTTATAGTTAAACCAGAAACTTTTATGAGAGCGAGATACGGTAAACGTCGATATGCTAAATATGAACAATATGTAGGCAATGATGATACGGGAGAAGCCATTAGACAATATGGAAGAGCTAATCCAAGCAAACCCATTGTGTTACAAGATGAACTAACCGGTTCTATGATTTATCTTAAATACGGACGTAAACATGCTGGATTTCACGGCTTTTAGACAACAAAAAGAAACTACAATTCTTGCAGAAAAATATGATATCAGTTACAGTATTGCAAAAAATGTAATAGATGTGTTGGTAGAGAAAAATATAAATAAGAGTGATACTGAAACCATTTCTTCTATCGTTAGAATGTTTAAGTTAAGAGAAGAACCCAAGAGTAAAAAGCAATTGCGTATAGAAGAAAAACAAGGAAATTTGCAACATCTTTTAAATGAATTTAAAAAAGATAAAGTAAAAAAACAAAATGTTGATATAAAATTTAAGTCAATTTTTAGTGATCAATAGAAAGAATAGCAACCATGATAGCAAGAGATACACTTACAATACAAAATCATACAGAAGGCGATGGAGCCGCCGCTAGATTGACTAATATTGCGTTTCAGGGGTGGTCTGATGGCGAAGATTCTGCCAATGATTATTTTAAAGGATTTGGTACAACCACCGCTACGGTATCTGGATTAGATGATATTACATTTGGAGGAAATTATAATTCAACTGATGTTAGAACTTATCGAGTAAAAATTGATGCGGCCGCCGCTACTGATACATTTACTTGGTCAAATGATGGGGGATCAACTTGGGAAGCCACTGGTGTTGCGGTTATGGGGTCCACTCAAGAATTAGATAATGGCATAACAATTACATTTGCCGCAACAACTGGTCATACGTTGAATGATTATTGGGAAATAACCACAATCATAACAACGACTGCTATGCATAAATTGGGAGAAATAATTGTCGATCATGAAGGCACTTCCGCTGATGATAGGGGAGAATTGACCGTAAAAACGAATAATGGGTCGGGTGTAAATTTAATCCAAACTTATCATTCTAATGGAGATTCAACATTTACCGCAAAATGTTATAATTCTGATGGCGCACATGGTTTGATAACAATTAGAGACACTAGCGGTGTTATTGTAAACACATAAAGAATGAAAATGAACGAGATTTTTCAATACAACCCCTTAAATTTGTTTGAAAAAGTCATATTGGTTCCTATGATAACTGTTATCATAACCATAGTAGGATGGAGTCTTGTTAATATTATAGAATTAAAATCCGATGTGGCTATAGTGAAAACTGATATAAAACATATAACAAAACAGATTGATTTTATATCTGAAAGAATAGTCAAATTAAATCACTTAACTAATTTTAGTGTTGTTGTGCGAGATGAGTATGCTGTTAAATGAAAATGAACAACAAGTTTTGAAATTAGTTGTGTCTATAAAAAACAAAAACAAAGTCAAAGATTTGTCTCCAGTTTATAAGTATGCTTACGATTTAAAAGTAGATGATGAATCTATTCAAAAAATTTTATTATTGGCCTCGTGGTAGTTGACTTTTATAGTCAAATTTGATATAATTATAATAAATCTATATTATATTCTAATATATCCTCTATCTAATTATTTGACATGTCTCTTTATATTGATGTAAAATATTTGAACCTTTTATCTAGTAGACTTCCTTTATATAAACAAAAAAAAGAATATCTCTGGAATTTCCGATGTCCAATTTGCGGAGATTCTCAAAAAAAACTAACCAAAGCAAGGGGATATGTTCATAGAAAAGAAAATAATCTTTTTTATAAATGCCATAATTGCGGAGTAGGGAAAACTTTTTCAAATTTTTTAAAAGAGTTGGATGTAAGATTGCATTCTGAATATTGTATGGAAAGATATATGTCTGGTGAAAATAAATTTAGTAATTATAAGGAGCCAACATTCAAATTTGATATTCCAAAATTTAAAAAAATTGATCTAAAAATACCATGCGTAAAAGACTTAAACGATGAACATTTTTGTAAGCAGTATGTCAAATCTAGAAACATTGTACCCAATAAATACCAATATCTTTATTTTGCTAAGGATTTTAAAAAATGGGTTGAAAGTCTTAACCTCGATACACATTATGAATTAATTAAAAATGATCCTAGATTGGTCATACCTTTTTTTGATAAAGATTATAATTTGATTGCCGCTCAAGGAAGATCATTAATAAAAAGTTCTAAATTAAGATATGTGACAATTAAGGTTAAAGAAAATGCACCAAAAATTTTTGGATTGAACACCTGGAATGAAAATAAGACCACCTATATAGTTGAAGGTCCGATAGATTCTTTATTTGTAGAAAATTCTCTTGCTATGGCCGGAGCTGATTTATCGACATGCAAAACACTATTAAATGATATTGATGTAGTATTTGTTTATGATAATGAAAAAAGAAATAAAGAAATTGTTAAAAAAATGGATAAAATTATTTCAGATAACCATAAGATAGTTATTTGGCCCAATCATGTAATGGAAAAAGACATTAATGATATGATATTAAACAATGTAAATGTTATGAGTGTTATGGAAAATAATACCTTTCAAGGATTAATTGCAAAAACAAAATTATTAGAATTTAAATTATGATAAATGAAAAACAAGTGCATAATCATGGATTTGTGAAGTTATTAAATGTGATGGGCTCCGATGAAGAAGTCGAAAATGCCGCAAGAATTAGTTATGGAACCGGTACGAGAAAAACTAGTCAAACAAGAAATTTAATTCGATATTTAATGCGGCATAATCACACATCTCCTTTTGAAATGTGTGAAGTGAAATTTCATTTAAAACTACCTATCTTTGTAATGAGGCAATTTGTTAGACACCGAACCGCTAACATAAATGAATATTCAGGCCGTTATTCCATAATGAGTGACGAATTTTATTTACCTGCAGAAAAAGATGTTCATGAGCAATCAGAGCAAAACAATCAAGGCCGAGGAAAAGAATTAGATGAAGACAACAAAACACTTGTTCTTGGGCGAATGTATGATGCGAATGAACACTCACAGATGTGTTATAAACAAATTGTAGACCCTACACTATTAGACGGGTTTTATGATGGTTTTAATGGTATTGCAAGAGAATTGGCAAGAACTGTTTTACCAGTTTCTAATTATACGGAATGTATTTGGAAGATAGATTTAAATAATTTTTTTAAATTTTCCAAATTACGCATGGATTCTCATTCTCAAAAAGAAATTAGAGATTATGCAAATATAATGTATGATTTAGTAAAACCATTATTTCCTATAAGTTGTGAAGCATTTGAAGATTATATCTTAAAGGCTGAAACATTTTCAGCAGAAGAAATGAAGATCATTAAAGCCAATATAAAATGTACATTGGACTTTAATGACCCTAAACTTGTAGAAGACCTGCATATAATGACAAACGCAGAGTTTAACTTATCAACCCGAGAACGTAAAGAGTTTTTAGAAAAATTGAAAGGAATTTAAAATGTCTCTACCAACAGAATATCAATCATTTATTCATTTATCGAGATATGCAAGATGGAATTATAATCTCAAAAGACGTGAAACCTGGGAAGAAACGGTTAACAGATATTTGGCATTTTTTAAAGAACATTTAGATGATAATCATGATTTTGTTATTAGTAATGAACTAGAAGCAGAGTTGCGTGAGGCAATTTTAACCCTTAAAGTGATGCCTTCAATGAGGTGCTTGATGACGGCCGGTGAAGCACTCAAAAAAGAAAATATAGCAGGTTATAATTGTTCGTATGTAAAAATAGATAGTCCACGATCATTTGATGAAATTTTATATGTGTTAATGAATGGAACAGGAGTGGGATTTTCTGTGGAAGAAGAATATGTTAATCAACTTCCTATTATATCAGATGAATTTTATGAAACAGATACTACAATTGTTATAGCAGATTCAAAATTGGGGTGGGCAAAATCATATAAAGAATTGATTTCATTAGTTTGGCAGGGGCAAATACCAAAATGGGATTTATCTAAGATAAGACCAGCGGGTTCTGCTCTTAAAACCTTTGGAGGAAGAGCCTCGGGTCCTGAGCCATTAGAAGATCTTTTTATGTTTACTATAAATACGTTTCGAAATGCTTCCGGGCGTAAATTAAAATCAATAGAAGCGCATGATATTGTATGTAAAATTGCAGAAATTGTTGTCGTAGGAGGTGTTCGTAGATCTGCTCTTATTAGTTTATCTAATCTTAATGATGAAACAATGAGACATGCTAAATCGGGTCTCTGGTGGGAAAATAATCCTCAACGAGCCCTCGCCAATAACTCTGTTAACTATAAAGAAAAGCCAGATGTTGGTACTTTTATGAGAGAATGGTTATCCCTTTATGATTCCAAATCAGGAGAACGGGGAATTTATAATAGTTTGGCGGCTAGACAGCAAGTAGAAAAAATGAATACCGAAGAACATATTAGACGAAAACCTAGAAATGATTTTGGCACTAATCCATGTAGTGAAATTATTCTTAGAAGTAGGGAATTTTGTAATCTTTCAGAAGTCGTAATCAGAGGAGATGATACATTAGAATCTTTAGAAAATAAAATTAAACTTGCAACTATCATTGGAACATTTCAATCAACTCTTACAAGTTTCAAATATTTATCAAAAGAATGGAAAAATAATTGCGAAGAGGAACGACTTTTGGGGGTCTCTCTTACAGGAATAATGGATAATTCTTTGACAAATGGTAAAAAAGGCAATTTAAAAGATTTATTGGATAAGTTAAAAAATGTTGCAATTAAAACTAATAAAGAATTCTCAAAAAAACTTAACATCCCGCAATCTGCCGCAATTACTTGTGTCAAACCTTCTGGTACGGTTAGTCAACTTGTTGATTCTGCTAGTGGCATACATGCTCGTCACAATCCCTACTATATTAGAACAGTGCGGGCTGATAATAAAGATCCGCTTTGTAAATTCATGAAGGAAGCAAACTTTCCAAATGAACCAGATGTGATGAAACCGAAACACACATCTGTATTTTCATTTCCTATGAAAAGTCCACAAAATGCAAGATGTAGAGCCGATATAAATGCGATTGAACAGTTAGATCTTTGGTCAACATATCAAAAATATTGGTGCGAACACAAACCATCTATTACCATTTCAGTCAAAGAAAATGAGTGGATAGAAATGGGAAATTGGGTATGGAATAATTTTGATGATATTAGTGGAATATCTTTTTTACCTTTTTCTGAACATGCATATAGGCAAGCACCTTATCAAGATTGTACAAAAGCTGAATATACAAAAGCATTAAAAGCAATGCCTAAAAATGTTGATTGGTCATTATTATCTGCATATGAGGAAAAAGATTTTACTGTAGGATCACAAGAATTAGCTTGCGCCGCAGGTGATGGGTGTGAAGTGGTGGATTTATAATGCTAAAATATGAAATAGATTTTAACAAAGGAAATTATGTTGTTGGACATTTTACTTTCAGGGAATGTGCAATGTGTGAAAAAGCAAAATCTTTATTAGATAAGTATAAAAAACAATATATGTTCATTCAGGCGGATAAGAGATTGTTTGGTAAAATATTGTCAATTACAGGAAGTAAAAAAGTCCCTCAAATTTTTTTGGAGGGTCAAGTTTTTCTGACCGTTGAACAATTAGAAGAATCATTAAAAGACGAGGAGAAGGCTTAAAGTCTTAATATGGAAATATCGGAAAATATTAATTGCACTTATTGTTTTAAAACGTATGAAATTCTTGTTCATGAAGACGAAGATGAAATAGTACGATTTTGCTCTTATTGCGGAGAATTAATAGAATTACAAGAAGAAGATGATGGCAACTGGGACACCTGATTTATATGTGGGAATTGATTATTCATTAACCAGTCCAGCCATAACAGAATGTCGTGGAGAGTGGAAATATGAAAATATTACACATTATTGTTTAGCAAAAAATGATAGACAATTTGAAAGATGGAAATCTTTTCGTAATATTCGAATAGAAAAATATCCTAAATATAATACAGAGATGGAAAGATATTTAGGACTATCGTCTTGGGTTAAAAAATGTATTATGAAATATGATGTTACAGATCAAAACTTGCATCAAGTAGTTTTTATTGAAGATTATGCATATGCCGCAATTGGACAAAGAATTTTGCAAATTGCAGAAAATATGGCAATTTTAAAAAACACTTTATACAACTGTAAACTTGGGTATAAAATGATACCCCCTACAGTAATCAAAAAATACGCATCCGATAAGGGAAACGCAAATAAAGAATTGATGTATGATTCTTTTGTGTCTGATACGCATAGAAAACTCATAGATGAATTTCAAATAAACTGCGATAAAAATCCCATTTCAGATATAGTTGACTCTTATTGGATTTGCAAATACGGATACGAAAATGGCAATAATACCTGATGAATATGCTAGTTATGACTTCGGTTTTTCCGCAGTAAATGATGAAGAATATAAAGCAAAAACAACAGAAGTAGAAAAGAAAATAGTTGAGGTTCAAGCAAAATCTCAAAGTTTTGCAAATTTAGAAAAGAAAATAGATTCCGCAATTAAAGAAATTAGTTATAAAAAAGAATATTTAGAAGAAAAATATATAGTAGATATGGGCAAAGTTGAGCAATTAATTTTACCTCTTTTATATAATCTTATGAAAAATCCAGATAAAGATTATATTTATTGGCCAAAACGGGAAGAAATTATTACTAAACAAATAGAAAAAATTAAAGATGTGACTCAAGACTTATCTAAATAGATGTAGTTGATGATACTGTAGAGTAGCATTTAAGACGGCGGTTCGACTCCGCCCACCTCCACCAATGAGCCATATGAATGATAATCCTACTTTGTTATTGTGGGTTTTTATAATATCGATTATGATGGGATTATATTTTGTTCTAGACTGGACTTTGATGACTTAATGTTGGGGGTGTTCGGGAATTCGATTGAATGTGATTATGCAGAGGAGACCATCTTGACAGATGTAAAATGTCATTTAACTTAATCGCAAACAATGACGATTATTTTTCCGCACAGGTAGCATTGGCCGCTTAGTGTTGGAGTGGGCTTATGATTGTGCCTTGAAACAGAAACAATCAATTACACAAATTAAGGGAATATGATATCGTTTACAGAAAAAGCCGCTAATAAAGTATTGGGTATAATGCAAGATCAGAAAGTTTCTGAAGGTACAGTAGTGCGAGTAGGCGTTAAAGGTGGCGGGTGTTCAGGATTTACTTATACAGTAGATTTTGAAAGCCGTAAAGGGAAATTTGATTTAGAGTTTGAATCTTTTGGATTAAACATTTTAGTAGATAAAAAAAGTCATTTATATATTAGAGATACAGAAATTGATTGGTCGGATAATTTAAATGATCGTGGATTAAAATTTAACAATCCTTCAGCAAAAGGAACATGCGGCTGTAGGACATCATTCATGTATGAACGTATTGAGGAAAATGAACACAAACCAAGTTGGATGTAAACTTAAAATTTCTGAAAAGGCATCAAATGTTTTTAAAGAAATGATTGAAGACGAAAAAAAAGACATTGAAAATTCATACTTACGAGTAGGAGCAAATTCCGGCGGTTGTTCTGGGTGGAAATATAGTTTAGATTTTGAAAATAAAATTAAACCAGAAGATTTGGTTTTTATTGAAAACGGAATTAAATTAGTAATAGATGAGCATATACTTAATGATATAGTTGGTGATGTAGAAGTAGATTATAAAATAGGAAATTTGGTAGAACAGGGATTCATATTTAAAAGACTCAAATATGGACATGTTTGTGGTTGCGGAGAAAGTTTTACACCAATAAAGGATATTCCCGCAGATAGTAGACAGCACTTAGGATGGAAATAATATGGCATATTCAGATAAAGTAGTAGAGCATTTTGAAAGACCCAAAAATATTGGAAGTTTTGATAAAAATGATCCTAGTATAGGAACCGGTCTTGTGGGGGCACCGGAATGTGGTGACGTTATGAAATTACAAATAAAGGTGGATGATAATGATAAAATTGTTGATGCAAAATTTAAAACATTTGGATGTGGTTCTGCAATTGCAAGTTCTTCATTGGCAACCGAATGGGTTAAGGGTAGATCATTGGACGAAGCATTTGCGTTAGATAATACAGTCATTGTGCAAGAATTATCATTGCCCCCAGTAAAAATTCATTGTTCGGTTCTTGCAGAAGATGCAATTAAAGGAGCAATAGCAGATTATAAAAGTAAACAAGAAGCAACAACTTAGAAAAACCAAATCCCCTATAAACATAAATATAAGGGAGTTAAAAGGAGTTTAAATGTGTAATAATCCAGAATGCGAATGTTCAAATTGCACCTGTGATCCATGCGAATGTACTGCAGAAGTTCAATGTGCCTGTTCGGAATTTGATGATGATCTAGTAGCACCAGTTTAAAAGGAAAAAATGTTAAATGTAAAAGAATTATTTGAAAATTTAAGTGATCAAGAAAAAGAAGAACTTAAAAAACTTCTTCTTCATCACACAGATGATGTTAAAACGGAAAGTCCTAAAGAAGACACCTTTGCTAATATAGCAATAATAGATCCGCTTCAACAGAATGAAGAAGTAGAAGCCCAAGAGCCTGAAGTAAAAGAGCCCGAAGTAGAAGTTGCGGATCTTACAGTTTCAGAAAAACAAGAATTTTTAGTTAAATTTGGATATGATCCTACTAATGTCAAGTATATGAATACTGATATTTTAGGTCAAGCATATGATAGTGCCTTAAGAATTAGAGATGCAGAAGCAGGCGGAGAAACCATCACTGCACTTGGAACAGAAGGATAATGTCTTTTTTAATAAATTAGACAACTATGGGGAAATATAATGACAATAAATAAAAAAAAAATCAGTACTGAATTATCAGCTATAGAAAAAAGAAAAGTGAAAAATTTTTGGGCAAGAATTACTTTATCTTGGGCCATCGTAGGAACATTTTTAATTTTATTGTATTTGTTATTTTTTACAACTGGTACCACAGATAATCATATGCAATTAATCAATATTTTGGTTGGAGCCTATGTTGCTGTTTTAGCGAAAAGTACTGATTATTGGTTTAAAGAAAAAGATGATCCAGAACACAAAGAGACACAAGACTTAGCGAACAATGGCAATTAAAAAATCATTTTTAACTACTAGTGGAATACTTATAGACGAGGCTTATTATAAAGTATCTGATATTGAGCATTCGTCAAATAATACATATAAAGCAATTGTTCGAATTTATACTAATGAATATCAAAGACATACCCATCCAGAACAGCCTCTCGCAGAAAATAGAATGATGTTTGAAGTAGACCCTTCTATGTTTGAAGTGTCTCCTGATGAAAATAAAATCAAACAAGCATATATTAAATTAAAAAGTTTAACAGATAGTTTTAAAAATGATTCAATTGATGTATAAAGGAACATAATGTTTACTATTTTAGGTAGCCTATTAGGATTTGCTGGATCAGCGGTGCCATCACTAATAGATTATTTTAAAAATAAATCAGATAAAGAACAAAAAACGGAAGAATTTAAACTTCAATTAGAGGCAAAAAAACTAGGTGTTGATTTAGATATCAAACTATTTGATGCAAAGAAGGATTTCGAAGAACACAAAATGCTTTTAGATCATGATACTGCACTAGGCAATCAAAAAGGATTTATAAATTCATTACGAGCATTTGTAAGACCATTTATAACATATATTTTCTTTTTAACGTTTATTGGAGTTAAAATAACATTATTATATCAAGCAATACAGAATGGTAGCGACTTAAATACGACTTTAGGGGTTGTATGGGATGAACAAACTGAGGCATTATTTGCGACTATTATCAGCTTTTGGTTCGGTTCTCGGGTAATGCCTTCAGTAAAAAAGAGTGGAACTAGGTAACCATAAAGGTAAATAATAATTGAACAAATGGAAAAAATGAATTTTCACGAAATGTCTTTAGAGGATTTAGAGAGCCTAAAAGAATATTTTTTAGATTCTAGAAACTGTGACGAAGAATTCACAGAAAGAGGGGTTCTTAATAATAAAATTTTGCTGGTTGATAAAGCAATTATTGATAAAAAACAACAATTAAACGGTTAATTATGTCAAAAAATATAGTACGTATTAGTGTAAAAAATAAATCAAATAATAACTTTATACTTTTGCAAGCATTTAAGAATAAAGTTAATGATGAAGGTATTTTACAGGATGTTAAAAATAACAGGTATTTTTTAAAACCATCTCTTGCTAAACGATTAAAATCTAAAAATGCCGCAAAACAAAAGAAAGAAGATTTAAATAAAGCCATTAAACTTGCCTTAAAATTACAAAATGAAGTTTTCTAATATACAAATAATAAACTAACACATGCATAACAGGGCACTCGATACAGAAATTAACTCGTTTAATGAAGCATTCAGTAGTCAGCACGATGGTGCCATTAATTTTCGCCATATTAACAGGGTGTATAACATGGATAATCGTGACGGTTATGAGCATAGACAAAAGTCTTCATAAAGTAGAACAATCAGACATTCCTCGAATCCATTCAGATATTATACGGGGCTTTAAAGAATTAGATGAAATAGATAAACAATTAATGGAGGTTAGGATCAAAATAGCCAAATCTTCGAAATATTCAAATATTCAATAATGACAAGAAATTAATAATCATAATAATGAAAAAACTAACTGTCGAAACTCTAATACCGAAACATTTTAAATATGTTGCCCGAGACTTAAATGGCGCAATATTTGCTTTTCAAAATAAACCTGGATTGACAACTGATATAGCGTGTGATACATGGGACGTTAAAGCGGGAGACGTTTTACAAATAACTGTTCCGATTTTGTTATCTGTAGAAGAAGTAGATTTGCAGTTGGGGGATTGGAAAAACTCATTAATTAATTTGAAAACTTGATTAATGAATAAATTATGGTGATAAATGTGATTGTTGATAGCATATCACAAGGGGATTTAATTCTTGATGTCATGCTATCAAACGGGTTTAAAGTATCAAACTACATTGGACGTAATATGTAAGATTTTAAACCAACACGATATGTCAAAAATTACAAAGATTATACAAACAATAACAATGCTGAAATTCATATGTTTAGTTTAAAATATCTTTACTTTGACATATAACTTTAATAACTTTAAAAGGAGAATCATGGTAGAAAAAACTCTTGGATGGATTCGTTCCATCACGGAAATTGGATTAGCGTTTATAGCACTTGGAGTTGTGCTTCAAATAATATTTGGAGCGGCAGTTCCATTTATCGGACTGGATGTCGTAGGATCAGTAGTAGGAATAGTAAAGCAATTGGGCAATGAAGGACTTGTTGGATTAGTTGCTGTTTGGGTATTATGGGGAATTTATTCTAAAAAATAAATTTAAAATAATATTAGTTAAAAAACGACAAGTTTACTACTTGTCGTTTTTTACGTCATAAAAGGAAACACAAAATGAAAAGCGAAAATACATCAACAACTGCTAATATTGGATTAATAGATTCAGGAAAAACTGATTTAATTGCTAACCTAAATATTGATGCAGAAGTAGACCCCGATATTAAGAAAATATTACAACATGCAAAAGAAACGGCTAAAGCATCACAGCAACTTGCTAAAGAATCAGAAGAAGCGAATGAAGATCGAACTAGATATCTTGATGAAATAATAAGACTAACGGAAGAGCATAATAATGAAATAACAAATGCTGTTAAAGATCAATTATCAAGAAATAAAGCGGCGGCCGAAGATGCCGCAGAGAAAGCAAAAAACGTTTCAGAAGAAAAAGCTAAACTCGCAGTGAAAAAATCAATTGAAGCAACGAGTGCCGCAAAAAAAGCAAGCAAAAAGAAAACAGACCAAACAAAGAAAACTACAAAAACAGTTAGTACTAAAAAGAAATCTCGTGTAAAAGTGGTGTAATGTAAAATAATAGTCAAGAAAAGTCTTGCCATATGCTAGTAAGCGTGTTACAATAGTTACTAGACTTAAGAAATATCCTGAAATTGGGTGTTTTAAGTAAATAACATTACATTAAAAGTTAATTATGATATTGTTGAAAGATAATAATGATCCAAATGGATATGCATTTGAAGATGCTCTGGCAAAAGCTCAATACATGTATCCAAAACCCAGAAACCCCCACATACACACTATATTACAACATGCTCGCCAAATATATGATGGTGAATTAATTGAAAGATCAATTTGTAAAGAATTTCCTGGTGTTTTTAGACCAATTAATATGATAAACTGCATGAAGTATTTTAAACAGGCTTCTTCTCATCAATTTTTATTAAAATCTAAAGACAGAAAAATATCAAAAGAAACGATGAGGAAAAACAATAATGAGTGGATAAAATATAATGAAGTAAAAACGGTTACGGAATGGGATTATATGTACTATGATATATTTCATGTATCAACTCTTTCACTCATAGAATGTAAAACATATGATTCAGAGGAAGGAAGAAAAAAACATTTGCAACACATTAGAGAAAATAATTGGAAATATAAGAACATGGATTATTTTTTGCTTGCATTAAATAAAGATAATACGAGTTTTGAAATCACTGATTTTTTAAGTTTAAATGGTTTAAATCAATTTAAAAATCATAATCTTACTGAATTTATAGAGTATAAATATTGATAATGATACATATATAATTAAACCCTCATTATAGGAGAATTGATGGATTATAGTTCAAATGATCTTTTAAATAAAATTTCGGATGGAGACCACACCCAAGCAAAAGCTGTTTTTTCCGCTTTAATGAACGACAGAGTGTTGTCCGAACTCGGTGCTAAAAAAATTGAAATAGCTAGAAATTTATTACCCTCATCAGAAATCCCCCATTCTGAAGTTGTGTTTGATAAGGCCAAAGACATTTCCCGTGAAGATATTGAAAATGACGTTGCATAATAAAAAAATACACTATAAATAGTGATAATGATATGCGAGTAAATGATTATTTTAATAAAGTAATCATATCTGAATTTTTTATAGACAGGCGGTCAGAAAAAGAAAATGAAGACATTTCAAAATTTTGCTTTGAGCGAGGGATTAGTACAGATACCCCCCAAGATATATAAACAATTCGAGACCACTTTATTTACATTTGCTTTTTCGCATATGATAAATGAAATTGGAATGTATAGTTTTTCTACTACAATTAAAAAACTTGCAAGAAAACATGGAATAAAACATTTTATTAGACCCACCACAAAAACAGATGTAGTATATAAAAACCCCCATCAAGATATGCCTTATCCAGATTGGGACGTTGACCAAAATGATGATATTACATTATTCTTAATTTATGATAACAAACCAGCAAGTTATAATTCTTATTATGACACAGAACACGTAAAAACAGGTAATCCCGCAATTACGTTTTATGTTTCCAATTACGTAAAAGAAGCACATAATGCAGATAATGAAAATGACATAATATTGAATGTTGAACAAATCCTCGTAAGAATGCAATCAGACTTGAAACATGAATTAATGCATTATGTTCAAGACGTTTTTCTTTCAAATAAATCAGAAAAACAAGTTCAAACAGGAAACCCCGAAAATGAAATAGAATATTATACTTCACAAAAAGAATTTGATCCTACAATAATGTCTGAAATAGGCGAGTTTTTAGCTATCAGAAGTGTCAATAGTTCATTACAAAAACATATAGACCAGTCTAAATTTTTTGGACTATTAAAAAAATATGCACCCAATAAATATAAAATAGCAAGTAAAAAGTTTGTTGTAGGAGTACAACTTGCCTTAGATAGGAAGAATAAAAAACAATAAATATTCAAACCCAGCGAGAAAAAATGAACAAACGAAAAGTAGGTAAACGAAAAAGTAAAAGAACTAGAAAACAACCAAAATGCACCCTGTGTACACCTTATAGATGGATGGGAAATACTAAGGGCCGACATCGGCATTCATATTACAGACAACAATGTGCTGATATGTAAATCAAAAAAAGATAAAAACAAGACACATTTTAAACAAAATATAATAGAAAGATAACGATATGATACCTTTTAGAAATTTCATAAAAAACATCAAAGCCAAAATAACCAAGGAAGATTCTGCTGAAATGGATCCAGAAAATGATGATTCAGTTCAAGAAGACGATCAAGAAAAACGACGAGATGCATGGTATAAAGGGGATGAATATGTAGCTCAACACAAAAAAGACAACCCACTATTATACGACAAAAAAGCTTCTGTTACATTAAATAAAAAAAAGAAAGGTGATCTAAAAAGTCAACAGAACACAGAAAAATAATAAAAATTGTAGTGAAAATGAATTTTAATATTAATAAAAATATTAATAGATACTGGAGAGACTGGGCGGCATTATTGTATCTATTTATTTGTTTGGTTGATTTTTTTATTGCTCCGTTAGTGTGGAATATTAAGATGGAAGAACATTGTAATGATAAAAATCGATATCCGCCAGGAGTGAAATGTGATGTGTCAAGATGGGTGCCCCTTACACTAGGAGCAGGAGCAATGTTTCATTTAAGCTTTGGGGCCATACTAAGTGCAACCGCATGGAAGAAAAAAGACGAATTGGAAATCCATCATCGTAATGGTGACACTTTTAGTTCTTAATGGACATTTAAAGTTTTTCTACGAATCAGCAAAAAGGTATTCTCAAGTTTTATCTGGTGGACATCCTCGCATTGGCAGGTAGTTCACATTAACGATCCCACTGCCATGTCTCCTCATTATCGGTATGTTCACACAGAACTTTTCATAAACAATCGAACTTTAGATTGAGAACTAAATCATGATACGTAAAAACAATAATGATAAATCCTAGAAAAAAACATTTTTTTAGACAATTAATAGAAACCCAATTTAAACAGTATTTAAATGCCCTTCCTGAATTTAATTTTCTTATTAGTCTAGGAATAAACGAAATATTTCAAACAGTTGGAACCGACGAGGTAGATTTTATAGGGATTCTCCATATAAAATGGATAAAAAAAACTAAAGAATGGGCGTTTATTTGGTATGATGTTTTTGAAGAAGGAATTGAAGCACATAGAAAATGGTTTGAAGACGTTTCATTTAATAGAACAAAAATAATACACATTCATCAAGAGTTTTGTAAAAATAAAATAAAAGAATCAAAGACATCAAGAATAGTATTAAATTGAAAAAGGCCTCAAATGTACACCTTTGCAATAAAATAAATATAAGAATGGTTTTATATAATAGTGATATTTTGAAAGAAAAAGATTCACTTTAAGTAATTTTATTAGAGGCTAAAAATGAAAATAGGAAGAAAACTTTTAAAATGGTGGTTAATATTTTGTTTAATACTTTTGGGTTTTGGAACAACATATTATTATAATTTACATCCAATTCTATATTATGCAGATGCAACTAAACTTAGTTTTTTGATTATTATCATTTTTGTGAGTACTTCCCTTTGGATTGGAAGAAAAACTTATGATTTAGAAAAAACTTCAATCGTAGATAAAACAATTGAAGTTGGATGGTTTATTGCCGAAGCGTGTCTTGTACTTGGAATGATCGGTACTGTTACAGGGTTTCTTTTAATGTTAGGTACAGCTTTTGCTAATATTGATGTTACTAATTCGGTTACACTTCAACAAGCTCTCTCTGACATGGCAATTGGAATGAGTACTGCACTTTGGACTACTCTCACGGGTTTAGTTTGTTCTTTGATACTAAAAGTTCAATTAATAAATTTTGAATCGGGTAATTAATGGACAGCAATTCTAAATATAAATCATCGGTCGGGTTCACCGATATGTTATTCAACATTTTGGTAGGATTTGCTTTTTTGTTTATGATAGCCTTTTTATTGATTAAACCCGAAGCCAAGAAAGAAGATTTTGAACGAAAAGCAGAGTTCATTATCATCATGGAATGGAACCACGATGCACCTGACGATATTGATCTTTATGTAGAAGATCCATTGGGAATGCGGGTTTCTTTCAGAAGAACGGTAGGCAATTTCATGCACCTCGACAAAGATGATTTGGGCAACAGAAACGATCAAATTGTTGTAGGTGGTGTCACATCATCGGTTGCACTCAATAGAGAAGTGGTGACTATCAGAGGAATCACTAAAGGGGAATATATAGTGAACGCACATTATTATTCGAAGGGGAAGTCTTCTACAATGATTTTACCCAATAGCGGAAAACAACCCGCTATTCAAAAGAAAAAATTCACACCAAAGAAATCACTTATGGTTAGAATAGAAGTACATAAGGTCAACCCATATCGGTTGATTTGGGAAGGTGAGAAGAAGTTTTTCAAAAAGGGTCAAGAGGAAACATTTGTTCGATTTTCAATAGACCAAGACGGTAGATTTATTTCTCCTGTAACATTTGAAAAGAAAAAGTTTGTCTCACCTCTTGGTTCTATGGGTAATTTCTATGGAAACAGTAGAGAAGAACGGGATTCACCATGATAGTTCTTTTATTTTTGGGTTTGATTATTTTTGCAGTGGTGTGTCTGTGGATTTTAATAGACAGAAGGAAGAGTCCGAAGTTCTTGATTTGGTTCATTCCATTATTTCTCTTTTTTACTATTTCTCTCCACGAAACATATACTTCACTTTTGGGGCAACCGAGAATGAGTATTCCTGAAAAGGGGTTGTATCTTTCTCATTACGTAGATGAACCCAAATGGATTTATTTGTGGGTGGCGAATATGGATAATGTTCCGACCAATTATCAACTACCCTATTCAAAAGAAACTCACAAATCATTAGAAGGTGTCAAAGGAGAGGCAGAAAAAGGTGAGTACATGATGTTAGAAGTCGATTCCGAAAAGGGTGATATGGACGGCGAGAACGAAAAAGAAGGCGAAGAAGCAAACGGATTTACTGTTGGCGGAGACGTTAGTTTTTACAAATGGGACTTTAAGAGTTCTATGACCACTAAGGACGGAACATAATGAAAACATTTAAAGAACATGTATTGAACGAGATAAAGAAAGGTATTTTCAAGGGGATTGGTGGATTAAAAATCGACGGACAGAAAGTAGATGTTGAAGTTGAACTGTATGGGACTGATAATAAGAACAACACTTTCCTGACGAGAATTGTTGGTATAGATAAAAAATATTGGAAAACACATCCAATAGGAAAAGAAGTCGCAATTCCTGCGAGGATATTCAGACGAGGCCCGTGGGTGAGGGTCAAAACACCTAGTGCATTTGATTGAGGTAAGGATTATGATAACCAAGATTGTTTTGTTATTAGTGATTGTAATAACTTCTTCGTGTTCTCAGATGTTAGTGTCGGAACATGAAGCTCCCCTCTGGATTAGAAGTTTAGAGACAATTCCAACACTTGAAGGATATAGACGTGCAGGAGTATTTGAAATAGAAGATAAGATTTTAGTTCAACACTGTGATGCAAAGGGTAATCAGTTGTGGTTGAAATATAACGAACAGACTAATAGTTGGAGTAGGGGTAAATATGTCACTTTGGGTTGTGTAAAAACAGGTTGGAACGAAACAGAATGAAAACATTCAAAGAACATGTCAAATTTCAGAAAATTACAGTAAAAGATAAGAGTGGAAAGTCTCATACTACACAAGCTAGAATTAGACCCAATATAACTCATATTGCACTGATACATTATAAGGCATTATCAGCAACTAATTTGTCATCTGCGGTCGATGCTCATACTGATCTTTCTTTTGGTTCTGAGGACAGTTTGTCAAAAGTAATAAATCATGCAAAGAAAAGATATGGTAAAGATATTACAGGAATAGAGATTCAAAAAATAGACAACAAATACCTATGAAAACATTCAAAGAATACGTTTTAGAAAAAGTTCAAGAAGGAATAGGACTGACCATTTTCGATATAGACGAGACTTTATTCAAGACTACCGCTAACATCTTGGTTAAAAAGGATGGTAGAGTGGCTCGAAAATTAAACAACCAAGAGTTTAATAGCTATAAACTGAAAGACGGAGAAGAGTTTGATTTTGGGGAGTTTGGAGACGCAGAACATTTTCTGAAAACGTCCGAACCCATCAAACCCATGATCGCTAAAATGAAAGCAATCGCAAAAAACGTGATTGCAAAGGGGGCGAAGATGATTATAGTTACGGCGAGAGCAGACTTTGATGACAAGAAGAAGTTTCTCGACACATTTAGAAAACAAGGAATTCCGATAGATGATGTTTATGTTGAACGTGCGGGGAACCTAAATCTTGGTTCATCTGCAAAAAACAAAAAAATTATTTTCAATAAATATTTGAAAACGGGTAAATATACCAGAGTTAGGTTATATGACGATGCACAGTCGAACATAACATCATTTTTGTCTTTGCAGAAAAAATACAAAGGTGTTTCATTCGAGGCATATTTGGTAGATGAAAGTGGTGGAGTAGCAAGGAAAAAATAAATCAAAACCACTGAATGAAAGGAACGTGATGATTAGAGCATTTTTTAAAAGTAAAGATTGGGCATTATGGGCATATGGTGGTGGATTGATGTTGATAGCCTCACTTTGGTTGCAGGTTCAAATGTCTGTTGCGATCAACACATGGTATGGAAAGTTTTATGACCTGTTACAAAACGCAAAAGATTATTATGACAAACCGCAAGAGGGTATTACACAATTATTCGACCAATTAATTTCATTGCAATATATTTTGTCGGGGTTCGAAGGTTCACCGTCGTTTACTGTTATTGCGTTTCCATACATAGCACTAGCAATTTTCACAGGATGGTTCACTAGGATATACGGACTTAGGTGGCGAGAAGCTATTACATTCAATTATATTCCACGTTGGCGCAAGGTAAAAGATGAAATCGAAGGATCTTCTCAACGCATACAAGAAGATTGTAACAGATGGGCCAGAATTATCGAATCGTTAGGTCTACAAATAGTTAGAGCAATAATGACACTCATTGCATTTATTCCGATTTTGTGGGATTTCAGTGCAAAAGTTGATCTGCCAATTATTAGAGACTTCGAGGGGTCTTTGGTTTGGGGTACATTGCTCATTTCATTAGGTGGCTTGGCTATTAGCTGGATAGTGGGACAGAAACTTCCAAACCTAGAATATAATAATCAAAGAGTTGAAGCCGCATTTAGAAAAGATTTAGTTCTTGGTGAAGATAATAAAAAGAAGTATGCTCAACCAGAAACATTGACAGAATTATTTATAGGCATAAAATTAAATTATCACAGATTGTATTTACATTATGGGTATTTTGATTGTTGGCTCACATTCTACGACCAGTTTATGGTTATAGCGCCATATTTGATTATGGGTTCGAGTTTGTTTACTGGCGCAATTACTTTGGGTATAATGGTTCAAGTAAGTAATGCCGCCGCTCGTGTACACGGTGGGTTTGCGTTGTTTCTCCATAATTGGACGACGATCACAGAATTAAGAAGTATTTGGATAAGACTTAGTGAATTTGAAGCAAACTTAGTAAAACATGAAAATAAACAATAACTATTTAATAATAGGAAAAAAATGACTGAATTTACTTTATTAATAGTAATACTATTATTTTTAATAGGATGGGCTATAATTGTATATTATTATGATCAAAAACTTGTTAAAACAATTACAGAACACGAAATACGTTTAGAGAAAAAGGATATATTGAAAAAACGCTCCAAAAAATCATCAACATGAAATATAAAGTAATTGATGATTTTTTGGATGATAAGTATTTTGATAGTTTAGTGACTTTGTTTACAGATAAAAGTAAAAAGGGAAATACTAAAATGTCATGGCATTTTCAATCAAGCATTTCTAACAAAGGAATAATAGAAGATAATTTATTTTATATGACACACATGATTTATGATAGAAATGAGCCAAAAAGTTCTCATTATGAGAAATTATTTCCGCTTTTAAATAAATTAGATAGTAAATGTTTAATACGAATAAAAGCCAATCTGTATCCATCCACAGAATCAATTCATGAACATCCATTACATTTTGATTATCCATATTCTCATTATGGAGCTATCTTTTCACTGAATACATGTGACGGATATACTAAACTAACAGACGGTACAATAATCGAAAGTGTTGCAAATCGCATATTATTATTTGATCCGAGCGAAGAACATTGTTCAACGACTACATCGAATGCTTCCGCAAGAATTAATATTAACTTTAATTACTTGTAAAACATATTTGACTGTTTTAATTTAGTACAACGATACATTAGATAAATACAATTATGAAATACAATACACATACTTTAAGAGACTTTAGAATAAAATTAATGGAATTTGATAATCCTGTCATTTACTGTGATATGGACGGAGTATTATCAGACTTTAAAGAATATACTTTAAACCATTTAGGAACGAAATTTAAAGATAAACATTGGAAAGATCTTCCACTTGACGTATTTTATCAGCTATCACCTATGCCCGATGCTCACAAATTGTGGTCGTTTATTGTCAAATATGATCCTCGTATATTGACAGCTTTTCCTAAATTAAATAGAGGCCCGATATCAGCCCAAGCACCTGATGATAAAAAAAAATGGATGATGAAACATTTTAATTGGCCATCTAGTAAGATTTTTCCCGTTTTAAGGGTTGATAAGTCACGATTTGCGAAAGACGGTAGAGACGGTAGACCCAATCTATTAATTGATGATTATTTAGAAAATTGTCAACAATTTAGAAACCAAGGTGGTATAGCAATACACCATACAAGTGCTAATAACACTATACATGAACTTAAAAAAATAGGATATAAATGATTCAGTTTAATTCTTTTATTGAAAAAACAGAATTGACAGAAGGAGTATATGATCCAAGCATACTTAAAGCATTTTTTACTGCTGGTGGACCAGGATCCGGTAAGTCTTATATTGCATCGAAAGCTGGGTTAGGTAAATTTTCTCCACTGGGAATTAAAATTATTAATTCTGACACACAATTCGAAAAATTATTAGCAGATGCTAATATGAATATGACCCCCTCAAATATCTTTAGTACTAAAGGACAACAGATTAGACAAAAAGCAAAAAAACTTACTCAAGCATTAAGAACGGGATATGTTGAAGGTCGACTTGGATTATTGATTGATGGAACGGGAAAAGATTTTGAAAAGATTCAATTAACTTCTAATGCTCTTCGGAAACTTGGTTATGATACATACATGCTTTTTATTAATACATCATTAGATATTGCACAAAAAAGAAACTCAATGAGAGCCAGACAAATTGAAAACAAGCAAGTTATCAAAATGTGGAATTCCGTCCAGCAAAATATAGGCAAATTCCAAAGACATTTCGGAAGAAAAAATATCATAATTATAGACAATAATGATGAACATGAAAATATTATTGAAAACCTATTTGTTAGAATAACTAACATAGTTAATGAACCAGTGAAAAATACTATCGGAAAGCGATGGATTGAATCTGAATTAATGAAAAAGAAAAAGAAATAACCTGTAAACAACAAAAAGTAATAGATAACCAGAAAGAAGTGGATATGGCAGAATATAAAATGGATGAACCTTGTGAATTCATTTACAATGTAACAGCGATAGAAAAAATAGTTGATGGAGACACCCTTGATGCAGTAATAGATTTAGGATTTGATGTAAGATATTGCGGCCGGGTTCGTTTGCTTGGAATTGATACTCCTGAATCAAGAACTAGACACAAGAACGAAAAAGTTTATGGTAAATTAGCTAAAACTGCGCTTAAATCATGGGTGACTTGGGCTATTGTAAGCGATAGAGATGATATTGAAATACAAATCAGATGCCCGGAAGCAGATAGTAGAGGAAAGTTCGGTAGAATCTTAGGAGAAATTTGGATTAACTGCACAGAAGACGGACATGAATTTAATGGATGGACAAACGTAAATAAATGGCTATGTGAAAATGGCCATGCAGTTGGCTATTGGGGTCAAAATAAAGATGATATCAAAATGGAACATTGGAAAAATAGAGTGTACTTAGCTGAACAAGGAGTTCAGGACTTACTTCAGGAAGATTAATTATAATCAAAAAAAATTATGAAAATATTAATTACTGGGTCCAGTGGATATATTGGAACCAATTTGATAGAATATTTACAGCAAAAAAATAATCATAAAGATCACATTGAAATGGAACTGGTTGGTCTTGATATTCGCAGTTCACCTCTTTATGATTATTTTAACATTCCATTCATCCATAATACAATATTAGATGCAGTCCTACCACGAGATGTTACACATGTAATACATTTAGCGGGAAAAACTGGTGTTGGACCTTCTTGGGATCCAGAAGAGATTAAAACTTATTATGAATCAAATGTTGTGTCGAGCCAATACATTTTCGATACATATAAACGGCCTCCATTCAAAAATGATATTCCTATTCTATATGCAACTAGTTCAAGCACAGACGAATTACGATCACCATATGCAATGACTAAAGCAGTAGTAGAACTTATTGCACCAAAAAATGCAATAGGGATGAAATTCTTCACAGTTTATGGCGGAAAAAATCCCAGAGAAGATATGTTATATGGAAAAGCATTAAATCGTAATATAGATGAACTTACGGAAAATAAAAGAGATTTTACCCATGTAGATTATATTTGCGAATCAATTTATTCCTTGCTTATTTGTGGAAAATCTGATAAAATATATGATATTGGAACTGGTAATCCAAAAACACCTAAAGAATTTTTAGAATCTATTTCCAGTTTACCAACGACTATTATTAACTCAATACCCATAATACAAAAAACGGATGAATCACTAAGTACATGTGCGGATCCAACTGAAATAGAAAAAATAAGAAAGAGAGTATTATGATAAAGATCCACCTTTACGCTAAAAACGCTTCTGAAACGCCCAGCAAAATGCTCACGTCTCCCAGAGAAGAAAGGAAAGAACTTAATGGACACTTTACTATAGGACAATTAAATGAATACATTTGAAGATTATAATTTAAAAGAATGGAAGCTGATTTATGTAACACTACATAAGTCAGTACTAACCACACCTGAACTAATGGATATAGATTTTTTTAATGATCTACAAACATATCTTCAGAAAAAAGCAGAAAAAACAAATCTTGATCCTATTGACCATGATACTTGGATAAACTGGCTAAACAATGCAAAAAACTGCGGAGTTTCGGTATCAACAAAAAATAGGTCAATGGCAAATGTTCAGGGTGCAACTTTGCCAGAAATACCAACACAATAAAATAAACAATAAAAAGGACATTATGAGTAATAATACAGAATTAACAGAAGCATTAACAGAAGCATTTAACGAATACACAGAAAATCACAATAAGTTTGTAGAAAAAAATAATAAATCAGCTGGTACAAGAGCCAGAAAAGCTTTATCTGAAATTGGTAAATTAGTTAAAGATCAACGAAAAGCAATACAAGACACTAAAAACGCAGGCTAAGATAGATGGAGATAGCAACATGGATACAAGAGTAGCATTAAAAGATTATTCTCATTGTAATTCTACATCGCCAAAGGAATGTATAGATGAATGTCCTGAACCACTTTGTAGAGTACGAGAATTAAGAGTGGCTATTAGAGGAACTCCTTATGAACCACTAGTAGAACGAGCATTAGAAGAGCATTGGTTTACGGCATATGAAGATGCGATAAAAAGAACGTATGATTTCCACACCGTTTAATCACTAACATGCTAATTTTTAGTCCAACAAAGGGAAATTATCATATGAAAGACTGGATTAATCATCAGATCAAACTGATCAATGCTGATATGAGTAATGTTATTATATTTCCCTCAGAAAGAAGACAGAATCAAATAGAGGAATACAGAGAGAATCAGAGAAAAATGAGTGAACTCAAGAACAATGATCTAATCATCAAATTAACGAGTAGGGACGAGGCCGCTAATGTGTATAAAGTCACGTTTCCGAAGTCGGCATTCGATGACTACGATGATTTTGGCGGGGATTCACCCAAAAGTGCCTGATTTGATGGTTTTAATTTAACCGAAAAATAGCCGGTTTACTCCAGTGGAGAGTGATAGTTAAGTTCTCCACCAACGGACAGCGGAAATTATTCTGAGCGATTGGCAATCAGCTTCCTTTCGTGTAACAGTAAAGAGTTATTACATTAGAATAATTTCCGTTTCCACCCACCTCAACGTGCCAAGGAACTAGAAAGGATCCAGGTGTTCAACGTCCTTGGCATTATACTCCCCTACTAACCACCCGTTTATCATTCAAATTGCGTGGGTTTTTGATAAAGTATATGTTCGGTAATATAAGTTAACGTACATATAGATTTTGTACTCGAAAATAATTCATTTATATGAAAAAAGCCCTTGACATTTTCCGTTGACTCTGTTATAATTGGTGTGTAGCCAATTGATAAAGTAATGTATGAATTTTAATTTAATTTGGAATATTCCCATTATTAACTTGACACTCCATTCAGTTTTCTGTATAATAGTACATGAAGAGTGAGGAGAGATTGCGAACCCTGCCTCCCTCTCACGGCATGTCTCGGAGACAGAGGAAGTGAACGCATCACCCCCTCAAGTGTCGATAGAAAGATCGTAGTAGAGGAAGCAAGAATCTTGCTGGATCCTCTCAGATCATCGGTTGGGTGAGGTTCGACTCCTTTCCCGATTACCCAATTTTCGCATATTGCGCTAGTCGCAAATGACTCAGCTCCTACTGCTTGTTCTGTGTATGAGCGGTGAACCTGTTGAGTCAACAACTTCAAAAGAGATATTCACATGGAACTAATGACTGCACACGTAATGACTCAGATACACGAAAACTATGGAGCCCATGACTGGGACGGAGTCGGTGAGTGCCCTCAGATGTGGAAAGCTAAAGGTGGAGAAGATTACATTATAACTGGTGCCCCATCTATCGAAGATGCAGAATACTTTGTTAATTTCCATAAGTGTTCTAATGATGAGTACAGTACCGAGGAAGTCGTGTACGGTGCTGAGGTGGAAGAAGGATTCCGCACAGAGATGGAGATATTCAGTAATGGTGACTGTGAAGCAGTACGTATAGACTGGGCTACGGGGAGATGATGTAAAGTAGGAATGCAGACCAACTCTGAAGACGAGGTCCACGGACAGCGAGTGGAATGTGAAGAGCGAGAGCGGGTTCGACTGTGTATGAACTGCTCTCGTTTTTTTTATATACTATCCTCTAAAGGGGGGTGGGGGGCAATATGCGTTGACGGGGGGTGGCAAATGTGCAGTAAGTCATGCGGAGCGCCTATGTAAAAGCATAAA